ATGACCGCCCCACTTCGACCGGGACGACCGGGACGCTCGCAATTCAGCCACGGAAAAGGGATGATGGCCCATCCCGATTCGAATTACCATCGCGCTGAATTGCCTTTTCCCGAGGCCAGCGACAAGCACGACGCCACCAACCGCAGGCGTGCAGAATTCCGCTCCGATCCCACAAATGCAGCGGAATCGATCATTCCCGATATGTACGAAGCCGAAGGTAATCCCGATCTTTTCGGTCCCCAGCCGAAAATGGTTCAGGAAGCCGCACAAATTCCTCCGGCTCGTTTCCCGCAGCCCAATTCGCGCGACCGCGTTCAACGACAGGGGTAGACCATGACAGAGCGTGTCGAAGCTCCGGCATCGCTCATGGGCAAACCGGACGGCCCACACGTCGAGGTCCCAGAGCTAGGGCTAGAGGTTCCAACCTATGTTGATCCGCGCGAGGATTTGATTCATCCGAACGCACGTGGGTTCAAGCGGCTTTCGCACCACATTCCGTTTACGATGCGAGGCCCGTATAAACCACAGTGGTTGCCGCCGAAATACTTTGCGATGTACGGCCACAACTACATCACCGACGCAGAGGGCTACGTGCTTTGCATGGGCAGGCGCAAAGACGGTGGGAAGTGCAACAAGCAGGCTGTGAATCGCACGCCGTACTGCCCCAATCATGGTGGTGCGTTGCATCCGGCAGACAAGAAGTTGTCTTCACTCAACGTATCCATCGACAAAATCGAACCAGAACGCGTTGAGAATTTGGACCGAGTGCAGAAGTTTCTAAGTGGATTTCTCTCGGTTGAAGAACTTGACGACGATGAGGTGCTGAACGGCTACGTTCGCAACGACGACGGACGCCCGATTCAATCGAAGCACCTTCACAAGCGTTTCCAGCAGGAAATGACCAAGGAACTCATGGCCCGCATGCAGCGGTTCATGCAAATGAAGCTGCCCAACATGCTGAAAGTGTTGGCAGACCTAGCAGAATCCGACTTCGTTGAGCCAGCGGACAGGTTCAAAGCGGCCACATGGTTGGCCGAACGAGTTTTGGGGAAGGTGCCCGATGTTGTTTTCCACGGATCGACCGAAGAACCATACGAGCGCGTACTTGCTCTTGCGTCAGGATCAAGAGACGAATTCCGCAAATCGGTTACTAGCCAACGCGTTACTCCCACCGATCCCAGCGTGGTTGACGTCGAAGTGGTTGACGACGAAGCAGACCTTGAGCCGACATGGGATAACGAACCGGACGGTGCTGGCGTGGAGGTTGCCGCCGAGCAGCCCAGCCGAAGCGACGTACCGGATCAACGGATTCCCCACAGAGGCAACGAACGTGGAGATAGTGAAAGTGATTCAGCCGGGGTTGCTGTCGATGGCAGCGGAGATTCCAAGAGCCGCGCTGATTTGGCTAAGGAAGCGCGCGAACGAATCAAGCGTGCTAAGACACGCCGTTTCGCAGCCCGAAGCCAAGGAGTAATCACAGGCGAACCTGCCTGGTTAATCGAGTACAAACGGTTGAAAAAGGGTGGATTCAAGGTGATTCTGTACCCGCCCGAGGCTCAAACCCAAGCTGTTCTTGATAGGATCAGGGACGCAGACCTAGCTCAGATCGGAGCATGACCATGGCACGTAAGGGCACCAACGCACGCGTGAAGAAGCTCTACACCGGACGCGGCACCGCAACCCGGCCCATCCCAGTGCGCGAGTACGAGTCCGAGCGCGTGGCAGCCGAGGCAGCCGCGTCGGATCAGCGGGCCAAGGGTCGCGCCAAGAAGCTGCCCAGCGGTCCCCGCGTGCCTGGTATGGCCGAGGTCTTCGGGACCAAGATCGCCGGTCCCAAGGGTTCCGGTGGTGGCACCTACAACCCGACCGGTATCGGGGACAACGCATAGGCTCCACTTTTGGCGCTGGCCGGTGCTGACACTTGTCCGGGGTGTTTGCCAATGCACGTGCGACAATCGTGGTAGGGGACGCTCACTGACCCACCGCCAGTGGGCGTTTCCCTAGACTTCTCACAATGAAAGGCCACCGGACATGGCTGAATTGGATCGCAAGGTACGCGAGGGATTAGAAGAACGGCTACGCGAGCTTGCAAGTGACATAAAGCAAGCCCTTGACGCTGCGAATCCTGACGAAGTGGATCGGATTGTCGCAGACGCAATCTTAGTCGTAGGCACTCGCAGCTACGACGACGAAGGCCGCGCAATCGGCACGGTCTACACATTCAGTCTCGAATCATCGATGCCCGGTTACGTTGCACGCGGACTGCTGGCCGATGCGATGGACGAAATGATCGGCGAAGTCGAATGATCGGCTACCACTGGTCTCCGGCTGATCGGCACGATTCCATCCGAAAGCACGGATTGCTTGTCCCCACAAAGCATCCCAAGCTCGTTGTGCCCGTTACGTGTTCAGAAGGGCACCGAAATCCCCACATTTCGCTAGGCAAAACGCCTTCTTTGGCGTGGGCACTGTCGGCTGCAATGCCGTGGACCCCCGGTGGATTGTGGCATCTGTGGGAGGTCTGGTTTCAAGGCCAGATTCCCTACCGTTCTACAGGAACCGAACTGCAAGTGCGCGTTGATATTCCGCGCCGCTATTTCGGATTGGTCGCAGAGCGTACGGTGAACGTATGAGTACCGAGACCGATGTTGAGTACATTTCGAAGTGGACGTACCTAGATGCGGAGGTACTTCCCGACAAGCGTCGTGGTGGATTCAAGCGCGTTTTCGAACCGCATTCGGGCCAGCTGGAATTCATGGAAGACGACGCACAGTATCTCTGTGCAACCTGTGGCCGACGCATGGGCAAATCCCACGCAGTAGCCCACGAATTCATCCCAGAAGCCCTGATCACCAAGGAAATGGCGACCACGCTGCTAGAGGAAGGCAAGCGGCGTGAGTTCTGGACAGTAGGGCCGAACTACTCGGACGCTGAAAAGCCGTTCCGTGTGTTCTGGAATAAGTGCCGTGCGTTGGGGATTCCGTTCGACAAGCCTGGCACCTATTTCGACATCAAGGGCGGTGATATGACCGTCTCTCTGTGGGACGGTGCTTTCATCTACAGCGCGAAATCGTCTGCGGTTCCTGAGCGATTGGTCGGTGAGGGGCTTGCAGGCGTCCACATGGAAGAAGCTGCGAAGCAGAAAGAAGTCGTCTGGAAACAGATGATCATGCCTTCGCTTATGGACTTCGGTGGCTGGGCGAAATTCACCACGACGCCAGAAGGAAAGAACTGGTACTACGATCTGCACCAAAAGGCGCTGCGTCCAAGCACTTTGAATTGGAGCGCACACCGCATCCCTTCATGGCGCAACCCTCACGTGTACCGAGAGCCGACCGTAGACGCTCACGTGAAGCGGCTCATGTACCTCATGGCCGAAAATCCCGGCCTGACTTCGTTCGAAATCATCAAAGACGCCGGTTTGATCATCGATTCCGGTGTGGCTCAGATGGCGAACGATCTGACCATCCCCGAGTTTCAACAGGAAATCGCAGCCGAATTCACTGACTTCGTGGGAAAGGTCTTCAAAGAGTTCGATGAAGAATCGCATGTGCGCGAGCTTGTGTTCAATCCCAGTCAGGACTGGGAGACTGTGGCAGCGGTTGACTACGGTTATCGCAACCCGAACGTGTGGCTTCTCATTCAGATCGGCCCATGGGGCGAAATCAACGTCGTTGACGAGTTGTATCAAGCCGACCTCACCCCAACGGAATTCGCGAACGAAATCCTGCGGCGTGGATTGTGCCCCGATTCCCTACACAGCTTCTATGCGGACCCTGCATCGCCGGAAGCAAGCCGAACGTTGGAGACGATCTTTCGTCAGCATGGCAAACGAGCGCGTTCCCGCCCCCATACGGGTGGGGATATTGACAACCGGCTCAACCTGATTCGCTTTGCGCTCAAGGATCGCATTGTCGATACCGAAATGAGCGCACCGCAGTGGTTCCAGGCAGGGCAGTCTCAAGACGTTCGACGACCTCGCATGATGATCAGCACGCGTTGCCCGAAGACCATCTTTGAATTCGGCGAGTACCGGTACCCGAAAACGAAGGATGAGCAGACAGAAACCTCTACAAAACGGTACGAAACCCCGATGAAACTCAACGACCACACCCCAGAAGCGTTGGGGCGCTTCCTCGGTGGCATGTACCACGCGGTTGCCGCTCAAATGGGAGGCGGTACGCGCGTCACACGTGGACAGTTCATGCGCTCGCTGGGACGAAAGGCCACCCCTGGCGGGTATGGTGAGACCCCAGCAGGAATCCCAACACAGCGCACGCCAAAGCGCCGTGGGACCTGGCACGGAAGGTAGGATACTCACATGCCGTACAACCCCAAGCAGTACGATCCGGCCAAGCCGTTCCTGCGTGGTGGCGACGACAATATCGTAGACGAAAACGACAAGAATCGGATTCGTGCATATGACCTCTACGAGAACATTTATCTCAACAGCGCCGAGACACTTAAGTTGGTTCTGCGCGGAGACGATTCTGTTCCGATTCTCATGCCGAGTGGGCGCAAAATTGTCGAAGCGGTTCATCGTTTCCTCGGAGTCGGATTCGACTACCTCGTAGAGCCTGACCGTGGCGATGAAGGCGTTCGCCAATCACTCGACGTGTATTTCCGCAACCTGTTCAAGCGCGAAGCGGTCAAGGCCAAGTTCACGTCGAACAAGCGATGGGGCTTGATTCGTGGCGATGCACACTTCTACATCCACGCCGATCCGAACAAGAAAGCAGGCGAACGGCTTTCGATTGAAGAAGTCGATCCGCGACAGGTTTTCCTCATCGAAGAAGGCACTAGTGTTGTCGGCTTCCACATGGTTGACATCATTCAGGACTTCCGTGCGAAGGATGACCCTTCAAAGAAGATCGCTCGACGCCGCACTTTTCGTCGTGTCAAAGATGACGCTGGCAATTTCACCGGTCGGGTCAGTTCTGAACTCACACATTGGACGCTGGGCAATTGGGATGATCGCGGCGCGATCCCCGATGAAACCGCACGCCTCAAAGAGCGCGTAGTTTCGAGCGAGTTTGACGAGGAAGTCGAAGAACTTCCCGAACCGATTTCGCAGTTGCCTTTGTATCGGTGGCGCAATAAGCCTCCGCAGAACTCCACTTGGGGCACAAGCCAATTGGAGGGCATGGAAACACTCGCGTACGCGCTCAATCAGAGCCTCACCGACGAAGACGCCACAATCGTTTTCCAGGGGCTTGGCATGTACGTCACCAACGCCTCGCCTCCCGTTGACCCCAACACCGGTGAACTGACGGACTGGAATATCGGTCCTATGCAGATCATCGAAATTCCCGGCAGCGCACAGGATCAATACTTCAACCGCGTCTCCGGCGTGCAGGACATCAGCCCGTTCCAAGATCACATGCGGTGGATCGATGAAAAGGGAATCGCTGAGGGTTCCGGTACACCTGAAGTCGCTATCGGTCGCGTCGATGTAACGAGCGCCGAATCGGGCATTTCCCTTGAACTGCAACTCAAGCCGCTTCTCGCTGCGAACGAGGAAAAAGAGCTTGAGCTTATCGTCGTGATGGATCAGATGCTTCACGACATCGCAACGATGTGGCTGCCCGCATACGAAGGCGACTACGAGGACACCATTGGTGGAGGCCGACCGTTCGCAAGCGCCGATCTTCTCAACGAATGCAGCGTGGTTTGCGTTTTCGCAGACCCCATGCCGGTCAACAAGACTCAGGTCATTCAGGATACGTTGCTGCTGCAACAGTCCCATTTGATTCTGCGCAAGATGGCCGTTGCGAAACTGCGCTCTATCGGCTGGGAATACCCTGCGACCGATGCCGAAGGCCGACCGCTGACTGACGACGACATTGCCGACATGTTGCTGGCAGAGGCCGAAGCCGATGCGTCTGTGGGCATGTCCGCGCTGGACTCCGGTGGAGGCGGCGAGTTCGATGAGCAGGGCAATCCCATCGATCAGTTTGGGAATTCAACAGAAACCCCGCCAGATGTCACACAGGTTCCGTTGAACGCCTAGTACGCTAGGGCCATGGCCCGCCGTGCTCGTCCCCGCAAGCTCAAGGCCAGCCTGCGGATGGTCGGCGGCAAGACGCTGCTCGTCACACCCGGTCTCAAGAGGATTCGACCCAAGCGTTCTCGGGCATCCTTGAAGAAAGCGCGTCAGATCGTGGACAAGATGGTGGACGAATGATCGGCACAGGTGGTGACGTATGGCAAAAAAGAAAGGGCGGCGCAAAGGTCCGTCGCGGTTCCACTCGAAAAAGCAGTGGAAGTGGTGCTTCGCGAATGGTAAAGAGTGGTGCCGCCGTCACGCGCACCGTACGCCGGGTGGGAAAAAGGTAAGGTACCAGAAGCTCCCGAATTCAAAGCGTTCGGGACTGAAAAAGGTTTCAGGACGCAGGACTAGGAGTAAATGATGATTCTGCTCGGTGTAGTGCTTCTCATTCTCGGCCTGGTTTTCGGAATCACTGCGCTGTGGGTCGTAGGACTTGTCTTGCTGGTGCTCGGCGCGATTCTGGCGACCACGCATTCGGGTCCCTTCAACGGTAGGTGGTACTAGTGGCTCACCACGAAGCGCCTGATCCTGAACAGATTCCATTCTTAGAGTTCGGTCTGGAATTCGAATTCGCTGTCTCCACAGATGAAAACGGCGCCCCGTTGCCGGATACAGAGTGGTCAACGCAGCGCATTTCTGCCGGAGTCGGTCAGGCCGCTTTCGATTTGGCCGTGCTCAATCTCTACGCCAATCGTCGCGCGATGGTGTGGCAGCCTCACGTTCGCAGTTGCAATCTGATCTGGTCTGAGCCGGTGCATTGGGCAACATGGCCCAACGATTCACTGCCGCCCGACCCCAACGCTGCAAACTACGACGAGAACGGTCAACCGATCACCGGAGACACCAATGCCTGACTACACGCTCAAAGACGCCAAGGGAACGGTCAAGATTCTCACTCCGCTTAACCTCAATTCCAAGCCGACCCCTGTCGAATCGCATTGGCGTCGATGGGGTTTCGTATGGCTTCTGCTGTTCGCTTTCCTTGTTTCATGGTCACTCCAACTCGTCGCGATGCTACCGGAGGTATCGGAAAAGGGTTGGCACGAATTTTGGGCAGCCACGTTTGAAAACTGGCAGTCCGAATTCCTGCAATTGGTAGTGCAGGCCGTGCTGATTCAAAGCTGGCTCTTTCGGTACGGTTTCAAGGCAAAGGATGAGTGATGGCCCGCTACAAGATGACAGCGAAGCGCCGTGCGGCTCTGCGTAAAGCACAGCTAGCATCGGCGCGAAAGCGGCGTAAGGGTGGCGTGAAGCGTCGTGCAAAGCGCCTCGGTCGCAACGTAAACCGCGAGTACGCGCGTAAAACGGCTTACGCGAAGAAGCACTACAGCGGTCGGGGCGGTATGCACCGCAAGCACAAGGACATGGCCCGCAGTCGTGGTGCATACAAGAACAACTGGCGCGGAAAGCGTTACGGTCGCACCGCTCGCGTCGTCAACCGTGGTGCCGGAGCGTTTCTCATGGCGAATCCCGGCTACGCTGCGCCGATTCTGGCGTCGAAGTACCGTGGTCGCAAGCGTAAGAAGCGTTGATCATGGCAAAGCGTCGGATGACAGCACGCCAAAAGGCCGCACTTCGCAAGGCCCAGTTGGCTTCTGCGCGTAAACGCCGTCGCGGCTCGCGTACGAAAAAGCGCATCAGCCGCGTGAATCGACGCGCTGACAAGCGGATCGCCAAGCAAGGCCGCAAGGTTCAGGGCGGTTTGTATACGCATTCCACCAAGGGTGGCGTCTACATGACCGGTCGCGCCGTCAAGGCGTACAACAAGGGCGTGAAAATCCACAACAAGCGCGTCCGAAAAGTGAACAAGCTCAAGAAGAAACGGCGTCGGTGATGGCTCGCAGCGCGAAACAGAAAGCGGCACTACGCAAAGCACAGCTTGCCAGTGCGCGTGCTCGTCGTGGGCGTAAGCGTTCGCGCTCGTCGGGACATCACTACGGCACCGGCAAACAGGGAAGGCGCGCAACGAGGCGTGCAACCTACGGCAAGAAAAAGCACGGCCTTTCCATAGCGCAGCAGCAGCGTCGTCGGCAGCGTGCGAACAAATGGAAGCGTCGTGGCCGTAGCGCAATGGCGGCAGCCGGTGTGGCCGCAACGATCTACGCGAAATCGACTCCGCAGCAACGCAGTGCGGCCAAGGGCGCTGCAAAGGTCTACGGAAACCGGGTGAAAACCAAGTACAAGTACCACCGTTCAGGGATGGCTCGACAGGTCAAGCGAGGGATGCGCTGATGGCTCGCTCACACAAGATGACTCCAGCCCGAAAGGCTGCGCTTCGCAAGGCGCAGCTTGTTTCGGCGCGCAAACGTCGCCGTCGTGGGGTCAAAAACGAACTGAAACGTGCTGGAAGGCAGTCGCTTTCAGCGGCACGCGCTGGCGGGTCTGTCGCCGCACGCAAGGCCGTGAAGAAATTCAACTCGCCTGCCAACAGGGCGCGACGTAGGAAGGCGGTCAAGGTGGCCGCTGTTGGCGCTGGTGTGGGGACGGCTGCGGTGCTGGGAGCCAAGACTGCGCCGATGGCGAAGCAACTGTACGCCAGCCGCAACGTCAGCCGACCTGGCCGGTCCTACGTGCGCTCCGAACGCGGTGTGGCTCCGCGCGCAGTCACCGGTACGCGCACACGTGCGCTTACAATGGGTCCGAAGGGCAAGGCTGCGATGCGGTCTCGCCGGTACCGGGCTAGAAAGAAAGCGTCTCGATAATGGCGTACAACCCACTGCAAGCGCGCGACAGAAAAGGACGCTGGGTTGCCAAAGCTGGCAACGCTGCGTTCCGTGGTGGTGCAAAAGCGTTGGTGGGCAGCGGAACCAAGGCACGACCTAGCTCGTCGTCGCGTTCTGTGAAGGGACGTGGTAAAGGTGTCAAGGGATTCAAGGCCAATTTCGTTCCTTATGGCCGCGTCAACAAGCGTTCTCAGACAGTCGGTTTCAACGCTGGCACGGTCGTCACGAAACGTAAGCGCGTGGTCGTCGGTGCGTATGCACGCATTGAAAGTACAACCAAGCACACAACGGCTGACAAGATCGCTGGTAAAGCTGCAAGTAAGGTGCTACCGACCACTACTCGACGCGGACGGGCTGCGAGAGCTTTCAAGCGCAACTTCTCCGTTAATAATCCCGCACTACGAGCAACTATCGGTGGGAGTCAGGCTCGCCTTAGCACCTCTCGCGGTGCTGGACCCACGATTGTGGTACGTCGAGGTAAGCACAAGACTCCACAGGCGAAAAGTGCTGCGGGCGTTCAGCAATACGACAACAGAATGAGAGCGATCGCAGGCAAGAAAGCTGCAAAGGTCAAGAAGCGGCCACAGCGGCGAAAGGCAGCACGAAAGAAGCGGTGACGATGACAACCGGACGCATCGATTCGCCTTCACACGGTAACCACTTGATTCCAGTGGGGGACCGTAAGGTTGAACAGGTCTTCTACCCTGACACACCGTTGTCGGATGCTACGAAAAAGCGATTGATTCTGGACTGTCACAGTTCAAAGCACGAACTGTGTGGGTTGCTCGACATTCAAGAGAGCATCTACTACATCGAAAACGTCCATGAGATAAGCGAATCCAACTTTTTCTTCGACAAGGCCGAGTACGAAATCGCGATCAATGAGATTTTCGAGAACAACCCCGGCCATCAAAACCCGATTTTGGGCATTTGGCACACGCATCCTACTAACATTCCATGGCCTTCCCCCAGAGATATACGCGGGTGGCCTGAGCCTCGTTTGCAGTGGCGCTACTTCATCGTGACAAACGAAGCCGTCCATGAGTGGCGACTTGTGTAAGCTGGACTGACGATGACCCGGCCATTGCCCTCCGATGACCAAACGTCTTGGGACACCCTACGGCGACGTTGGTTGACGAGATACGCACGGATTCAAGCGAAAACGGATACGAAAATCCGAACCGCTCTGACTGACGCTGCCGAAGATGCATCGAAACGACTCATTCTCGTAGGCCAAAGCTCCACGTTTTCAGCCGGAGTGCGTCAGGCACAGATTCGGCTTGCGATGAAAGAACTCAAGGAAGTTCACCGTGAACTCTTTGACGAACTTCTGCCGATAATCAGGGACGGTCAGGCCGATGAAGCAGGCGCAGCAGTCGATGGACTCACTGAGACAGACCGACGCTACTTGCTTGCCGCCCTTCGTGACTCATCTTCTACGAAATACTTCGTTGAATCTCAACGACAGGCTGCCCGCAATGGCGTCGCTCACGCAATTTCGTCACTCACAAAAAGTCGCGAGCCTCTTTCAGCTAGAGTTTATCGAACCAGGAGTTTGGCGAATAACTGGGTACAGCGGCTAGTCACTTCATCCATCGTTAGGGGCGACAGTGCGCAAGACATCGCGAAGGCTGTCAGAGCACATATACGACCCGGCACGCCCGGTGGGACGGCCTATGCGGCGATGCGTTTGGGAAGGACAGAGCTTAACAACGCTTTCCACGCCACTTCCGTCGAGATTTCAAAGGATCGTCCATGGATTGAAGGCATGCGCTGGAATCTCTCGAAAGTTCATGAGCCGCAGGGCGGTACAGAAGCTTGCGAGAGGCTAGCAGGTCAGATTTTCGCGGTTGAAAACGTCCCGAAAAAGCCGCACCCACAATGCAGATGCTTTGTGACACCGAATCTAATTCCATTTGAGTTGTTTTTGACTCAACTTGCGTCGGGACAATACAGAGAGTGGACAGAAAATGCAGCATAAGGGTAACGTCAACAACAACCGGACAACGCGGAAGGAAAATCCCATGAACGCAATGCCCCCCAAGCTTCTCGCTGCCATCGATCCCAAGCGTGCCGCGTTGAATGCGTGGCCGATCTTCGGTGGTTCATCGCCAACGCCTCCGGCTCAGCCCGATCCGGCGCAGCAGGGCCAACAGCCTCCCGTTGGTCAGCCTCCGGCTGCAACGCCTCCCGCGCAGCCTCAGCAGCAGGCCGCTCCCGCCTCTGGCGGGGCTGCCAACATCGACGTGAATCAGCTTCTCGCACAGGTGCAGACGCTCTCGCAGCAGGTGCAGACGCTCACCGACGAGAACAACGGCTACAAGCAGAAGGAAACCGACGCTGAAAACGCGAAGAAAACGCGTGAACAGCAGTTGGAGCAAACCATTCAGCAGAAGGACGCGCAAATTGCCGCTGCGCAGAACTTGATTGCGCAGAAGTCGTTGGAGAACGCACTTCTCACGCACAAGGATTACCAGTGGCACGACGCGACCGACGCGTTGCTTTCACTCAAGGACGCCGAAGGCGTGAAAGTCACGGTGGACATCGACAAGCAAATCGCCACCGTCGAAGGTCTCGACAACGCGATCAAGGACTTGGCGACACGCAAGCCGTGGATGTTGGCGAAAGGTCCCGAGCAGCAACAGCAGCAGGACCCGAATCAGCAGCAGCAGCCGCCCGCACCGGGGCGTCCATCGGGCCGTCCCCCGGCTTCGAACAACGGTGACGCGACCAAGGTTCAGCAGCGAGCCGCACTCGGCAACAAATACTCAGCAATTCGACGCGCCCCGGTAATTGCCGGGGGCTAGATTCGGGCGTGTTTCGCGACTGATCCTGTAGCCTTCGGTGTTAGGATCAGTCGCGAACTGCCAGACGTGGAGGAAGAAATGACGTTCCCGAACCTGACGACCAAGCCTCGGTGGGACAAGTACGACGGATATGTCGGCAACTTCCGCGCGCCGCTGGCAGCCGCCGTCAATCTCGCCACTCAAGCCAACCGCGTTCTGCCGGTGGGCATCAACGCGCAGGGCGCAGCCGTCCTCGGTGGGGCAGGCCAGACCGGCATCGTCGGTGTGGTCATCATCCCCGTAGGTACCGACATGAACGGCAACCTGCTCGACGGTGGAATCAACACCGGAGTCGGTGACATCTGCGACGTGGGAAAGCACGGTGAAATCGTCAACTTCCGCACGACGGCGGCTGACGGAACGACCGGCGCTCCCGCAGCGGGCACCAAGTATTACGCCCACCCCAACGGCGCAATCGACGCGGCCAAGGGCGCGGACGGCGTTTACATCGGGCACACGGTCGAAGCCGACCGGCTCATCGTGAATGTCAACGAGGAAGACGCCGCAGCGTAATTGCGGTCGGAACGCAGCAGAAACAGTCTGGAATTTAGGAAAGAAACGAAGGGAACGCCATGACGACGGCACTCTTGGAGCGGCCCAGCGGTTCTGCGCGGTCGGTCTCTGACCTCGAAATCGTGCCCCCGCATGATCCGCGCTTGATGGCGCTGTCGGCGTGGGATTACCTCGGTGGTGGTACCGCTCCGGTACGCCAAGAGGGGATCATGACCGGTGGCGATCTGGTCACCGCCACCGCTGACGGTACCGACCTCAACGCTCTGTGGAATGAGTTCGCGCTCACCACGGAGATTTACAACGAGGAAATGGACCGCCTGATCGAACTTCTGACGTTCAACGTCGAAGTTCCGGTGGAACCGGTCGTGCAGATCGGTGAGGTCACGTTCGAAGAAGCATCTGAGCTTGGCGTGCCGCGAGGCGCTGGCCTGCCCATCGATGTCTTCCAGATGGGCTACGACCTGCGTCACTACGACAAGCGCAACGCCTACACGTGGATGTTCCTGGCCGACGCCGATGCGCGTCAGGTCGAGGCGATCCACAACGCGATTCTGTGGGCGCACAAGCGGCTCGTTTTCCGCAAGGTCATGGAGGCGATTTTCGACAATCGCGTCCGTCGCGCGAACATCCGCAACCAGGCGTACAACGTCTACCCGCTCTACAACGGCACGGACGGTGTTGCACCGCCTCCGTTCGCCAACAACACATTCGACGCGAGCCACACGCACTACGTTCGCTCCGGCAACACCGCGCTTGATCCAGGCGACCTGGACACGCTTTACATGCTGCTGGCCGAGCACGGTTACAGCGCGGAGGGCGGCACCGAATTCCTTCTGCTGGTCAACAAGGCCGAAGCAGATGTGATTCGCACCTTCCGTCGCGGCGTGATGACCAACGGCGTCACGGCGACCTACGACTTCATTCAGTCGCCGGGTCAGCCCGCCACAGTGCTCCCCAACGCTGAGGGTCTACTGGGCACTCAGCCGGGAGACGTGTTCCGTGGCATCCCGATCATCGGCAAGTACGGGCACCTGCACATCGCTGAGAACACCTACATCCCTGCGGGATACCTCGTTCTCATCGGTTCCGGTGGCCGGTTCGATCTGCGCAACCCGGTCGGCCTGCGTTCTCACCAGAACCCGGCCATGCAGGGGCTTCGCATCATCCCCGGCAACTACCAGCGGTACCCGCTGATCGACGCGTTCTACGCCTGGTCGGGCGGCACCGGCATTCGTCAGCGCGGCGGTGCAGCCGTCATGCAGCTTGGCGAACTGCCGCACAGCAACTACGTCATCCCGACGCAGTTCCGCAAGGGTGGCGGCTTCCTGGTGTAATCTGGTCAGGGCCGGGGCGATTGAAACCCCGGCCCTACCGGACAAAATCGAATTGCGTTGAAAGGCAGAGGAAATGAGCCTGGTTCTGGACCCGAATCGTCCGTGGACGAAGGAAGAAAAGGAATGGGCGCGTTCGTCTGGCCGTGGCTACATGGTCGAGACGAATGAGCGTCGATTCCCCGGTGGCAAGGCGAAGAACGCCGCGCGCCACGAAAAGGCCGGAGAGCCACCGGAATCCGCGCAATTCGGCGCTCTCGGAGAGCAGGCACGACAGGCTGCCGTCTATGACGTGGGCGGTGTCGCTCTGCCGGGAACCACGCTGGACTACGACACCGGTCGGGCATTGCAGTTCGATGCCGAAGGCAACGGAGTGGCCGTCGAGCCGAACATTCCGGTCAACTCCCCCGGCGCTTTCGCCACCGTCGCTCTGCGTCAGGAGTCGGAAGGCTTTGGGTCCTACAGCGATTCGGGCGATGACATCGATGACGACATCGTTGACTACGTTCTCGGATTGAAGACGAAGGCCGACGTTCAGAAGGCTTTGGACGAGGCCAACGCCAACGCACCCGAGCAGTTCCGGCAGTCCTACACCAAGAGCGAAGATCGCGATTCGCTCAACGACAAGCTCGCTCTGGTATTGCAGGACACCCGGCACCCCGAGGCAGCCGCGCAGGCACGGCAGATGGCGCAGCACACGCAGCCTCCGGCGCTTGACGCCGAGGACGAATCGATGCTGGAAAAGAACACCGGTTTCACCGACGACTTCGCTGACGACGAAGCCTCCCCGGCTTCCGGCGAGGGCGACGACGCCGAGAGCCAGCAGCAGAACGACGGGCCGGAGACCGACGCGGAGCCGAAGAAGTCCAGCAAGAAGTAGGAGCGAATCGTGGCAGAACAGTCTGCGATTGACGCCGTAAAGCTCCAACTTGCTGACGAAGCAAACGATCTGGGCATCACCGATGTTGTCATTGGTGGCTGGCTGGACTCCGGTCTGACTGAGACGAAGACCATCCTGGCGGGTTGGCGAGCCATTGCGGCTAAATCCGCTGCGACGGAAGACGTTTCAGAGTCGGGGTCCAGCCGTACCATTCGTTTGCACGAACGTGCCATCGAAATGATTCGCGACTGGCAGTCCCGCGCTGACGCCGAAGACAAGGCGACTATGACCGATCCGCTGGGACGAGGCCGTTTCGCTTCGCATCGCATTACGAGGGTGTAATGAACGCGGCAGAACTTGCGTTGCATCGCAAGGGAACTCGCGATTTCATCAACCGAGACAAAACCACTTTGGTTTTGTACCCGTCGAATGAAGTGTGGGTTGCGGGCACAAAGGAATTCGCAGACGTTCCTCCGCGACCCCCGCAGGATTTCAAAGTCATTTACCCTGGTGCTGACTCCGGTGGAAAGACGGCCACCGACGAGGGAACCGAAACAGCGCGATACGACTTCATTCTCGTTGGAAATTGGGACGCCACGGTAGCTATTGGCGATCACTGGTCCGAGGGTGAGCAGACCTACGTCGTAGAATGGGTGCAGCCCTACAACGAGTACGAGGTCAAAGCCGGTGGAGTCAGTCACGGAAACACGCCAGCCCACGGCTGAGCGGTATTGCGCCAACGATCAGTGTGGAATCCTGTTGGAATTCCACTCTGTAATGGTTGAACCCGGTGTTTTTCTCTGCCAGAAGTGCTTTCGGGAACGACGCAAACTCATCTTCATGGATGAAAGGCGAGCGAACCCATGGCAAAGGTAAGTTTCGAGTATGACGCTCAAGAGCTTCGCACTAACATTCGCAACCTTGATCGTCGCATGGAAAGTGCCGTCGATGCGCTTATGGATTACGAGGCAGCGTACGCTACGGGCCAACTCAAGATGCGTGCCCCATGGACCGACAGGACTGGTGCAGCGAGGTCCGGTCTGCTAGCTGTTGCAAACAAGCTGGGACCCGGCGCACATGAACTGATCATGTCCTATTCTGTTCACTACGGAATCTGGCTCGAAATCGCAAACTCCGGTCAGTACGCGGTGATTGGACCGTTCCTGCCTGTGATGGGGCGACAACTCATGCATGACTTGGAGCACTTGATCGACCGACTAGAAAGGGCGCGCTAATGCACCCCGCAGTGTTGTACGACAAAATCGTCCACGATCCCGAAATGAATTCACTGGGAATTACCCCCAGTCGATTCAAGGAACTGGATTCAATCGATAAGCGCCCCTTTGACTCTGGCTACTTCATCGTCACACGTTGGTTGGATCAGGACTTGCATCCGACGATCAACCGTGGACCGCGCGACCTCATGGTCTGGGTCCACACACCCAAGGATCGCAGCCGAAACTTCCTGATTCTTGAGCGAATCTTGGAGCGTATCAACGACATTTGGGCGAGTGTCGAGGCCGAAAGCGGCACAGACGGTGTTAGAGTGACAAGCGTCAAACGTCGAGGTCAGAGCGGAAATCTGGAAGACGAGGGCTGGAAAACCATCGCACGAAACGCGACATTCAGCGTGTTGTACGACCGAAACACCGTGTAATGACCTAAGATCGCAACTGAGGCCCGTCATCGAAGGGAAGATCATGGCAGAGAGCAAGACCCCGAAGGCACCGCTGGCAGGCGATGTGCAGGCCACGCCCAAGAGCGTCGGCCCTGCTGCGGAGCTTTCGCCGGAGGAACAAGAGGCCGTGCGTCAGTCCGACAAGCGCGACGTTTCCCCGCGTGCGGCTGGGCCGGATACCAGCGGACGGCGCGTGCGCTACATCCCCTACAAGGGCGGCACCCACGTCGAGCTTCGCAAGGGCGACTTCAAGCAGGCGTTCGGCATCGATCACCCGACCGTCCAGGCGAATTTCCGCAACAACGTCTTCACGTTCGAAGTGGGCGACGGCAAGCGCGGAACGCTTTCGCAGGAAGCCGCCGACCTTCTCACCGAGAAGTTCCCGACCATGTTCGAATATCTCGACAACGGCGCGGATCAGTCGGAGCCGGAACCGGCTGAGAGCAAGTAGCCACATGTGCCTGAAATCCGTTGCGCCAACAAGAAGTTCGGTGTCGTTACCGACAACGCCACCGGAATTTTCGAGGCGCTTTGCAACTCCCGCTTCTGCGGGGCGAGCAAGACGACGGTAATCAGGCACAGGTGGGACTTGAGCAAGCCGACCCACGGTTCACCGCTTTTGCCCTACGAGACAACTGAATTCAAACGACCGAAGTAGGAGAAGAAACAAATGACCGCACCAGTTTCGACTGCACTTCCGTACGGCTGCAACGATGTCAAGCTGACGGAGTACATCGACGCGTCTGGTCAGGTGCTCGGGCCGACTTCGGTCGATCTGCCCTACATCCAGACGCTGAACTTCGCCGAGGCCGAGGAATTCCAAGAGCTTCGCGGCGACGACAAGCTGATCACCACGCGCGGTCGCGGTGCATCGGTGAACTGGGACCTCGAATCCGGTGGTATGGCAACCGAAGTGTGGGCCATCCTCACCGGTGGCGATGTCATCGAACGCGGCCTGCCTCCCTACCGCGAGGTCGAGGTCCGCAAGCGTGGCACGCAGACCCGTCCGTGGTTCCGCATCGACGGCAAGATCATTTCGGATTCAGGCGGCGACGTGCTGGTCCGAATCTATCGGTGCCGCGCGAACGACAACATTCAGGCCAACTTCGCTGACGGTGAATTCACCACCACCAGCGTCAGTGGCGTCGGCTACCCGCTGCTGGACGACACCAACGATCTGCTCTACAGCATCTTCCGTCGTGAGACTTCCAGCGCGATTTCGCTGACACCGGAGCCGAATCCCGTTCAGTCGCCGCTCAACCTGACCGCAGGCACCGTCGCCTCCGGCCAGGCGCAGCTTCTCTGGACGCCGGTTGTGGGTGCCACCGAGTACGGCATCTACGTGTCCGACGACCAGGACGGCCCGTTTGAGGAAGGCACCCCGGCCACGTCGGTCAGCGCCAACGTCACTCAGACCGGGCTGGCCGCTGGCCCGCACTGGTTCCAGGTGACGGCCACCGTGGGCGGCGTCGAGAGCGATCCCTGCCCGCCGATCCTGGTTACCGTCCCGGCGTAACCAAGCACCGAGGCTGCCGGGGAGCGGACACCACCGCGTTGATCCGGCAGCCTCGTTGAAAACAGAAGACATTGCACTAGGAGACCAAGGAGTCCGCAATGGGAAATCACGCCAGTTCGAATCGCTACGCAGTTCAAACGAAGTGGGAGAAGTCCCGCGAGTTCAAGCTGCCCTTTGACTACATCATCGGCGTAGGTCCCGCCGAAGATGAAGCGGCAGCGGATGCCGCTGAGTCAGAGGGCAAGCAGGTCGTCCAGCTTCGCCGGATGGACATGGGCGACCTGATCAAGTGCGGGATCGCAGAGGAATTGGACTTCATGTCCAAGGCTCTGATGACCGACGATTCCAAGCAGAGCGGCGAAAAAGCCGCCGAGGCCGTCAACCGCGCAATCATGAAGGCCGACAACTACTCCCGCATGGAGAAGATGGTCAACCTCGTCGTGCAGGCCGGTGTCGTGCAGCCGCAGCTTCACCTTCCCCCGCGTGATGAAGCCGCGAGGCAAAAGGGTCTGATTTACGTCGATTGGCTTCCGTGGGATGACCGCATGGAGCTTTTCGCGGTGATCTTCGAAACCGAGGGACTGTCCACGTTTCGCCCAGAACAAGAGGCTGGTGTGGGAAACGTGGAACATGAGTCAGGCGTACAACTGCCTTCCGACGGACCTGTGGCACTTCGATCCGACGACCCCGAAGGGGTTTTACTTCAATAGAGGCGTCTACTATTTCGGACGCAAGGTGCAGTCCGAAATGGACGAAGCCGAAGCTCGCTCACGGAAAGGACGCAAGGCCGGTGCAGGAACAGACGCCCTTGCAAACGGAGCGAGACTCGCTGCTCTTGAACGGAACATTGGCGTGAAAATCAAACGTCACCGTGAGCCGGATAAGATCGGGAGCTTCGGCGGCAGTGGGCAATTCGTTGATCAACCGGGCAAGCAGAAAGCAGAAGGTACCGTAGTCTGGCGAGAAATGGGGTGAGATAGGTGCCCAATTACGATCTGGGTACTGCACGCGGACGTATTCGCGTTGACTCCGACACTCGCGGTGCCAAGATGGCCGACCGGGCGCTTCAAGCGTTCGAACGTACCGTGCGTGCGCTCTCTAACAAGATGAGCGACTTCGAACGGCACATGAACGCCATGGAGCGGGAACTTAACGACGCTGCAAGGGAATTCGATTCAACCGGTCGTGCTGCTGGTCGCTATGAATCCGGCGTGAAAGACGCCGACCGCACCACCCGCAGCTTCTCTGACGGCGTGCTGGAACTCAACCGGCGCATGAAAGGTCTGCACTACGCTACAGAAAAGCTGCTGCCACCGTCTCTGATGCTGGCACGCGTTTACCGTGAATTCCGTGGCACCAGAGGCGGTTTCATCGGTTTAACTCAAGCCGTCCATCGGGCAGGCGGTACCGCGTCGATTCTGTCGATGCTGACGGCTCAGTTCATCGGCATGGGTGCAGCGGTCAATCAGTTGACCGGCAGACGACGGCAGATCGTCCAGTTCGCATCTAGTTTTCGCACGTTCACCTTCGTTGCCGGAACGATGGGCGCTCTCGTTGCGAAGACAGGGCTGCTACAAAAAGCGTTGAACCGCTTGGCATCTGATACCATCGGTGGTGATCTGGCACTCAAGGGATTCCACGACAGATTGGACCGGGTTAACCGTCCAATGCGTGCCCTTTTGCAGAACATGGACCGCTTTTCCATGGGCACGGTCCAACTCATCGGCGGCACGGCACTCATGGCAAGGGGCTGGCGTCAGTTGACGGCGCGGCTCAACGTGTTTGGGCAATCGCTGACGTTCTGGACTCAGCGATACCCGCTGCTTGCGTCTGCGATTCTAGGGCTTTTCGCTTCGATTCCTGCCGCGATTCAGTTGGTCAACCGCGCTCTGGTGTGGATGTCGAACCTGTTGCTCGGCGCGTGGGATGCTGTCAAGCAACTGTCTGGCGGGTTCCTCGCACTTCCCGGCATCATCGCTACGGTACTCACCGCAGTTGGTTCGCTCAAAGCGATTCTGTCTGGGTTTAAGGAACTTTTCAAAGACGTTCTCAAGGCAGAGACCGCCGAAGAAATGGTGGAGGCACTTGGGAAGTTGCCTCCGCAGTTCCGCGAACTAGCGAAATCTGTCGTCTACGCGCGAGACAAGCTGCGTGAGATTCAGCAGCAGATGATGACCACCTTCGCGCAAGGTGGTGCAGAGCAGATTCGCGCTCTGACCGATGCGCTCGGTCCCCAATTGGCAAGTGCCGGAAACCAATTGGCGATTGCATGGCGTAACGCCAAAGACGAGCTTGTCGGCTTCATCGCACAGGGTCAGACGATCACCGACGCCAATACGATTTTCATGCGTACGGCACAGATCATCAACTCCCTGAAAGAGAACATTCAGCCTGCCGCTTCTGGTATGCGTGACTTGGCCGTTGTCGGTACGGATTTCGTGCGCGAAATGGTCTCGCTTCTGCCGGGGATCACAACTCAGTTCGCAGAGTGGGCACGTACGAACCGTGAGAACGGAAACCTCATGCGATGGATGCGTGAAAGCGTATCCGGTGCAAGAGATTTGGTTGCCGGTCTCATGGACGCAGGGCGTGCAGCCTGGACGCTTCTGACGATGTTTGCAGACCGTTCCGGTGAGAACGCGTTGCAGCGATTCGCCAACGCCATGGCGAAGTTCAACGACACCGTACAGCGGTCGGCTGCAAGCGGAGTCTTGCGCGAGATTGCCGACACTGTTCGAAACATGGGAACTGACAAGATTTCTCAGTTTGTCGATCTCATCAAAGACTTGGGCGGCACGATTCGTCAGGCAGTCGATTTCGCCAGTGATTTGTCGGACGCCTTCGGCGATACGTTCTTCATGGGCGTGCGCGTTGCGGCTGAGATTCTGCAACACATCCTTGATCTTCTCAACGAATTCGGCGGTGGCAAGGTCATCGGCTGGATCATGGGCATGGTCGTTGCGTGGAAGCTCGTCGGTGCCGTACTTGGCCCGTTGCGTAACACAATTCAAATCCTGATCGGTGCTTTCACCGGTTTCAAGGGCGCGCAAAACATCATCCTTGGCCTGATGGGCACGCTGGAAAACCTCGGCCCTGTAGGCAGGCGCGCATCGAATGCTATTGGCTCCGTTGGGGATAAGCTTGCATCTTGGGGAACCAAGGCTGGTCTCGCCGGTTTGGCAATCGGCGGCGTCTTCATGGGGATGCAAGCCGCTCGCGACCAGATCGAAGCGTTCAACGACACGTTGGACGAAAGTGTAAAGCACCAAGTCGAATTCAGAGAGAATCTGCAAAAGGCGTTCATCACTGACCGTGGCATGGTCGGCAAGACGGTGTTCGACACCATCACTTCCGGCATGGACACGATGATGGCCGACCTGAACGCAAAGGCTGAGCAGGTCCCCGATTTCATCGACCACATTCAAGAGCTTTGGTTCGGCGGTGGTAAGCAAGGCGATTCGGTTCGTTCCGGCTGGGGTCCGTTCTCCACGGCTGAGGGCAACGAGTTCAACGCCATGCAGAAGCAGGCGCAGGACGCGGAGAAAGCCAAGGCCGCGTTCGACCGGCTCGGTGTTTCCAACGAAAATCTCGCTGGAATCGTCACCGGTTCTGAGGCCGTTTTCAACAACTTCGCTAACACGTTGCGCAACTCCGGTGACGGTGGAAACGAAGCCGCTGCCGAATTGCAGCGCATGCGCGACACTTTCAACCAGATGCAGGCCGATTTCCAGAAAGTCGGTCCTGGTGGCGCGATGGCCGCAGAGGGCATCCGGCAGATCGCGCTCGCAGCCGGAGACACCACGACGAAACTCGCCGGTCTCAAGCTCGCGTTGCAGGGCTTGGGTCTGCTGCAAACGTCTGAATACGAAGCGGCTTTCGCGTACGCAGAAGCGATCAAGGGACTGGGCAACGCGGCACAGGAAGCCGTTGACACTGGCGCTCCGCTGAATGATCTTCTCGACGCCACAGGAAACAAGCTCAATACCAACAGTGTTAACGCACAAAATCTGTTCAACGTTTTGCAACCGATTGGTGAGCGTTTCATGGCGCTCGCTGCCAACGGCGGCAACGTCAATCAGATGTGGGCCGATATGCAAGGCCAGTTGCAGACCGTTGCAACAGCTTTCAATCTGCCCATCGAAAAAGTACAGCAGTTGGTCGGCCAGGTTGGTGCGATTCCCGATGTCGTCGGAATTCTTGTCCAGCTTGAAGGTAAAGACGTTCTGACCCAAGACCTCGGCGCTGTCGTTTTGGCGATGCAGCAGAAAGCCGGTACCGGCGTTGAGATTCCGATTCTCGTTCAGAATCCAGAGCAAGTTGAAGCCGAAATCGACAAGGCTCTCGGGCCGGTTCTGGACGATTGGACTACGCGCACCGGCAACACGCTGGTGATCAAGCCGGGACTCGACCCGGCTGCATTGGCGACCCTGCAACAGCTTCTCGCGTCCAAGGGCATCAACATGCCCGGTGGTCCCCCACCGGCTCCGGCCACGGTGCCTGTCGCCCCTGGTGCTCCGGCTCCCAATGTCCCTGCGCCCCAACCGCCCAAGGTCGCACCCCCGCCAGCGGATCAGGCCGCGTTGGAAGACGCGAACAAGACAATCGCAGACCTTAAGCGTCAGATTGACGAACTCAATAACAAGCCTGCGAAAATCCAGATCGATACGGCCACTCTTTCAGAGGTCAAGACGCGTCTGGAAGAAGTTAAGCGCGTCTTCAACGAAGGCAAGATCGAATTTACGATCATCGCAAAGGGTTACGACGAGACCACGGCTGTCGTCAATCAGGTCAAGGACGCCGTTACAAAGCTGATCGAAGAAGTCAACAAGATCGCCGGTGCTTTCCAGACGCAACTTGGTCAGGCGCAACAGCATTTGAACAATTTCGCCTCCGGTGCGAAGGCTTCCGGTCAGGCAGTCGGAAACGATTTTGCCGCAGGATTGAACGAGAGTTTCACTGGAAACGTACTGCCGACTCTGGACCGATTGCTGGCAGACTTCAAGGCGCGCTTCCCGTCATCGCCGCCGAAGAAGGGTCCGCTGGCAGGCCGACGCTACGTTGACCGCTCCGGTCGGCAACTGTCCGAGGACTTCGCCGCTGGCGTCGTGAGCGGCTACACCGTGGCGGGTAAGGCAGCAGATGGACTCGCCGGTCAGTTCGCAGGGCTGCCGTACTCGTCGGGTTCATTCCAGCCCACGCAGATTCTCGGTGATCTGTCGCGCCTGTTGCAATTCGGGCAGCAGATGAAGGGCGTTTTCGATCAGGTCACCAACCTCATGTTCAGCGCGGCCAAGTTCATTTCCGATCCGCTCGGAAAGGGAACGTTCTTTGGTCAATCCACCGGTGCCGCTTTTGGTTTCCGCGTCGATCCCGCTGCGCGCGAAGAAGCTCGCAAGCGAAAGGAAGACGAAAACTACGAAGCAATCGGTGTGGTTCACCAGGGAACCGGACGCGCACCCGGCGACATCGAAGACGCCGTTGCTCGCGGCACTGAGCGCGGTATGGCAGCCGGTGCAGACTGGGATGCCATCGCGCAGAAGGAATCTGGTGGAAACTGGGCCATTAACACCGGAAACGGTTACTACGGCGGTCTGCAATTCGCACAGAGTTCGTGGGAAGCCGCAGGCGGTTTGGCCTACGCTTCGCGCGCTGATCTGGCGAGCAAGGAACAACAGATCGCCGCAGCCGAGGAACTTCTGAAACAACAGGGACCGGGAGCGTGGCCGAATACGTTCGTGGCCGCACGGCCAGGACAGACCACCAGCGGTTCGGGTGGACGTACACGTGGAACCATTTCCGACGAAGACATTTTGAGCCGTGTGCCCAAGGGAACCTACAGTGCGGTAGGCAATTTGGAGCAGGGCTTGGGCGACTGCTCTAGCGCCGTCGAAGACCTTGTGAACATCATGGACAGCCGTCCGACTGGTGGTCGTTCGATGAGCACGGCCAACGCTGCCGAATGGCTGGCATCGCGTGGATTCGTCCGTGGCACAGGCGGTCCCGGTGATTTCCGCGTGGGATTCAACGCCGGTCACATGCAGGCGACGTTGCCCGGTGGCACGCACTTCAACTGGGGGTCCAACGCGGCTGCCGCTCTGGGTGGTCGGCAGGGTACCGGGGCACAGTTCGCCGGGGCGACCGACTTCTTCTACCGGCCCGCTGGCGATTGGTCCGACATCGCCGGAAACACTGCCGAATCCGTAGATCAACAGCGTGCGATTCTCGACCAGTTGCGCGCTGGAAACAGCCTGCTTGACGAGCAGATCAAGGTCACTGAAAACCCGAATTCGACTGACACTCAAGTCGCTTCGGCGCTGCAAGGCATTCAGGCTGAAATCGACAAGCAGTCTCTCAACGACACTCCGGCTGGACGCGCCAATGTGCAGGCGTTGGAGGGCATCAAGAGTTCGATCACCAGCGAACGCGGCATGGTTGAAAATCAGAACCCCATCGATCAGGCCGCGAGCTTCGTGCAAGGTGCATCTGGAATCGCTGGCGCGATGTTCGATGTTCTGAATAAAACCATCGAAGCCATCAGTGCCACAAAGAACTTGGCAGACATGGCGATTCGGTATCCGGCCAATACCGAAGACATCATGCAGATGATCGATGACTTCCAGAAATACATCGAACTGGGCGCTGCAATCGCAGGCGCAACGAGTCAGGTTCTTTCGACCATCGGTTCTATGGTTCCCAGTGAAGGTACGTTCGGTGCAGGGTCGGCCATTCAGGCAGCCGGTCAGGTTGCGGCCATGGTGCAGGCCGTGCTCGAAACGACGAACGCCATGATCGATATTGCACAGGAAGCGTGGCACATTTTCGGATCGTATTTCGGTCAATTCCTGGGCGCTTTGGTCGGTGGTCCCGGTGGCAGCTTGGAGGGTAACGTCCGATTCCTGTTGGACCAGAACAGCGGTCAGTTGTTCGCCTACGGTGCCGACATGCCGCAGGATAAGAGAGGCCACAACGTTCCCGGTATGATCAAGGGACCGGAATTTCAGCAGGGCATTGGACAGGTCAACGTGTACGGCGGTCCCGGCTCTGATCCTCGCGACAACACGCGGCAAATGATGTTCCAGGTGAGAGCGGCTGGATTCGCAGGAGCGACGGGACAATGATTCGCAACTTGGTGGCAGGGCAGTATCAATTCGGTGACCTTGTATTCGGCAGGGGCACAACGGTAAACGTCGAAAGCTTTGACGAAAAGCCTTATGACGTGAACGTGCAGGACTTGCAACTGAGTCGCAACGACGAAATGTATCCCGGCCAGGATCAGTTGAAACCGACTACGATTGAACTGACGTTTCACGTCCGATACAACTGGCTTCTGCCCCACCACGAAGGCGCGATCCCAAACTTCTGGGCCGAAATGCCTACGGTGGAAGACTTTGCGCGCGAATGGAAATCAGACGAAATCCGTAAGATTCCCGGTGCCGTCAAGCCGCTGTACGTCTGTGGACGCGACGGTCAGACACGTATGATCTTCGGTCGAGCCGGTCAGTTTACCGCTGCCGAGAACGCCGACTACACCGAAGCAATCGAATGCATGGCTGAGTTCCGGCGACTCGACACCTTCGCCTACGACATCATCGAAAACGCGGTTGTCATTAGCCAGGGCCAACTTTCGCGCACAGTGGCGGGTACGGGCGGCAACGCTCCCAGTTGGTTCCGTTTGCTTCTGTTCGGTCCCATCAACCATCCGGTTTTCACCATCGACAACGCCTACAACCAACCCGGCCCGATCACCGTTGATTTTAATTACAACGTTGCGCCGGGAGAAGTAGTCGAAATCTGTGGGTATCCGTGGCAAAGACGCGTCGTTAACAACGCCAACCCGCCACTGACGTTGGCTCGTCAACTCATCGGAGGAAGCCCATACCTTGATAGACTGAGGTTCGATCACCGCGCAGACCTCACGGTGACCATGGCAGCTACCGGACTCACGGCTGATTCTCAGGCTCAAATCCGTTGGCACGACGCGTATCAGAGGGCTAAATGATCACGGATCGTCTGCGGTGGACGGTCATAGAGGCCAACACCAACCGGATTCTCACCCGAGACCTCAACGTGGTTGAGCCAGAGGTCATGATCGGCTTGAGCGAGCCGAGCCACATGGCGTTCAAACTGCCGCCGACAGAACAGTATCGAAGCTCAGCCGGAATCGACTGGAAAACGAACGGGCAGTTGGTCGTTTGCGAAATCGAAATCGATTACGAACGCAGGGTGTTCGGCATCGGAATCACTCAGGCTCCGAAGATCGATCCGGCCAGCGGTACCATGCAGGTCGAGCTTCTGGGACCCATGGGCTATCCCAAGGGCGAGCCGTGGTTGGAGAATTTCAACCCCATCGCCGTTGATCCTGCCGAGGTCTTTCAACGAGTCTGGGCCTACTTACAGTCATTTTCCAACGCGCAGTTGGGAATTGAAGTGACTCCGGCCTCCACCGGAACGCAGATGCTACCCGGCTACGGATACGACGGATCGATTCTGTCGTTTGACTTCTTCGCTATGTTCATTCGCGCTGTTGACCTCCCAGACGCCGGAGACGTTCTCATGGGTCTGGCGCGAGACATTCCACTGGATATGTTCGAACGTGCGTGGTGGAACGAGGATCGGACAGAGCTTACTCGCAAAATCGAAATCGCTTACCCCTACGGTGGATTGCATCAGGATCATCTTGCTTTCCGCTCTGGTGAGAATATCGTTCAGGCCGAATTGGCTGAGGAAATGGACATTGAACCGGTGTCCGACATCATCATTCGGTCGTGGCTGCCGGGAAAGATGATGAGCGCACGGTTGTCCAACGCCGATCCGACGCGCTACCGCAAGACGGCAATCGAAGAAGACGCCAAGATCGATTCGACAGAGCGTGCGATGGCGTGGGCGAAGCGAAAGTTGCAGCGCCGCAACATCCCTCTGAGTTTTTCCAAGATCACTGTCATTCCCGATCACCCGCACGCGCCATTCGGCACCTATGACGTGGGTGATTCGATCTTCGTGGAATACTACGATTATCCGTGGAAAGGCGACATTCAGCAGTGGCACCGGATCACCAGCATTACCTACGATCAGGACGCCGGAATCGTTGAACTCGGACTCAAGGTCGAGGGTGCATTCAACTACGATCCCATCGAATACAACCCCGATTGGGAGGAAGAACCGCACGTCGATCCCAACCGACTTTTCAACGGATACTTCGATACAAACCTGTCGGGCTGGAAATCCAATGGGGGACAGTGGTTTCGGGTCGGCAACATCACGTTCGACACCGAGATTCAACCCAACGCGGGGTCGGTGCGCGTCGATCTGGACGACAACGGCGCACGGTTCCGATCCAGCCGTGCTCATGTCGTCCCAGGTGAGACCCTATCGCTCATGGCAGCAGTGCGCTGGCAGGAAGTCGAGATCAACACCGGAGCATTCCGGCTCATGGCCCACACTTCATACAACGGCACGGCAGTCGGTTCGTTCGTTGTCGATGAGTACGTGAATCCTTCTGGCACACACGCTTTCGAGCTTCTGACTTCGAATTGGACTGTGCCAGAAGGGGTTAACGAGGTCGCGCTTGAATTCATCGCGACACCGGAAGTTCAGGGCGGCATGTCCTGGTGGACGTACGCGAGGGTGATTCCAGCATGATGCCAGGTGGTGCAGCAGCGTACGGCGGCTACAAAGCGGAGTCGTCGGAGAGCCGCGCGCTGCGGTCCTTCGCTTCCGACAAGTTCGACTACCGTGATCAGGGTAAGAACCTGATCCAACTCAACAACGCTGTCGGCTTCATTTCCGGCATGATGCGCAAGCAACAGCGTGCGATTGACCAGGCGAACCAGAACTTCATACAGCAATTACAGTCTCTCATAACGGATTTGATCGTTATGTTGGGCGGTGGTGGTGACACCGGCCTTGACTTCGGTGACCTCAAGTACGTCATTCAGGCCATCGGCGCGATGTTCGGCTTCGCAGATGAAAACGGTAACATCACTGTGCCCGTTAACATCTTCAACGCCGCATGGCATTTCTTCTCGAATTACCTTGGGGGAACTGCCAACTTCCGCGAATTGATCGATCAGCTTATTGATAACGCAATCGCCACGGTTCTCGACCTGTTCGGTGAGGTCCCGATTGCCGGTCAAGCGTTACAGCAGTTGGCCGTATTCATTAGTGACATCCGTGATCTGCTTTTGCCGGTCGTGGACGCGCTGCAAACCCTGTTGGATTCGCTCAACATTCAGCTTGACGACATCCAGGGGATCGCAGACTTCTTCGGACCTCTGAAACCGTTGGTAGACGCGCTCTTTGAAGCCTTGGAGGGTATCGACCTTCCCGACTTCTCGGCTGCGCTGCGCATGTTGATTCAGCTCGGAACGCCGCTGATCAACTTGATCGCGAAGGCGATACTCGCAGTCGCAGCGTTTATCAAGATGCTCACCGGCCAGGGTACGATTCAACAGTTCGGGGACGCACTGGCAGCCATGACGCTGGCTGTTGATCCCAATGCGGGCGGTGGAAATGGCCTGAGCTTCGGTGACATCGGTCAGGGGCTTCTCCAAACGGTGCTGGCCGACATGCTCGGCGGTGCCGATTGGACAGAACTGTTCCAAGAACTCACCGGCCAGTCTGGCGGGTTGGCCGATCTGGGAAACTGGTTGAAAACCAACCTGTTTGGGCCGATTCTCCCCAGCCGTTTGACTTCGATTCCGGTTGCATCGATTGCTAACACCGGACAGAACGCACTGATCAACCCCAGCTTCACTGGGCCAGACAGTGTGGAAACCATCGGCAGCTTCACCCACGATGCCGTGGACGGCCACTCAGCAGCCGGTTGCGCGTCGGTCACCGCAGACGGGACACGCAAATCGATTGTCTCCAACTTCATTCCAGCAGTCGAGGGCCAGAAGTGGGACATTCACGCGTGGACGAAGTACATCGGTTTGGTTGCCACGGCAGGCCAAAATGCCATCCGGCTCAATGTGATTGGCTACAACAACAATACGTTGGTCCGCACCGATATGGTCACGTCGATCACGTCACCGACCGGAACCTCTGCCAACGGAGCGCCGCACAACAACTTCGTACAGATTCCACCGGTTTCCTACATCGTTCCGGCAGGCGTGAATCGCTTTGTGCTGGAAGCAATGGTGACCGAAGCGGCGACCGCAGGCACAGTCAAGTTCGATGACGGTTGGGTTGCGCCGACCGGGCTTCTGCCACAGTGGCTCGTCCAAAACCTGCCCCAAGACCTACAGGATACGATTGCGTTCGCGCAGACGATCATCAACAAACTGTGGACTACGTTCTCCGGCTTTGAATCTCCGGTGGACATCCTGATCGAAGAACTGCAAGACATCATGTCGTCCATCCCGCCCGATCACGTGCAGGGGCTTTCGGGTGGCACGATCATCGATACCTTCCAGAACACGATCAACGCGTTGTGGAATGGCTTTGCACGTGCGACCGGTCAGGTCAACAAGTCCATCATCGACGTTGCCAATCAGGCGTCAGACACCGTTGACACCGCAGTCACCAGTCGTGACCTCGGTGAGTGGAATAACGCGATCCTCGGCATTCGGGATGCAAACGGATTCTTTTCCGGCACTGATCCCACGGCGAAGTCGATGTATCCGATTCCTGACTGGCCCGCCAGTGGTGACCCGGTAGCGGTTACGGCGTCGTCTTCGAATGTGCCCATTGCGTTTTGGTTCGCAGAGGAAGACGCCAAGCGCGGTTCGGTGCAGTGGTTCGGCAAGGGCAACGCCAACATCACAGCGTTTTTCGTTGACGTGTATAAGATCAACTACACGACGATGCAGTTGGAATTCCTGCACACGTCTCCCGATCTTCTGCCGCAACTGTCTGCCGGTTGGAAAAAGATCACCTACAACATGCTCACGGCTGATCGCGTTGACGTGGTTCACGGCGACGTGCTCGCGTTCGCATTCCGCGTCACCGGTACCGGAACGCATCAGATTCAGGTCAAACCGCTGGGCACCATGCCCAACGACACCACTCGGCATCCGTTCCGACCCTGTGCAATTCGAACCGGCGTCGGCACGATTAATCTCGCCAGCCTCAACTACACCGGCGATTACCCTTGGGTCACAGTCGGAATCGTAGAAGGCGACGTTGCACCGCCGTTCTACGCCCCTCGCACAACGCAATTCAACTCGGTCGGCACGTTCGTTTACGACGTTCCTCCGTGGGCCAAGTACGTTGACGGCGTTCTCTGCGGTGCTGCCGGTGGTGGTAAGGGCGGTAACGGCGGCGACACTCGTCCCGGTTACGGTGGTAACGCAGGCGAATGGCGCGGAGAAACGCTCGTCCGTGGCATCGATTTCCCCGATATTCCCAACGCGCAGATCATCTTTGACATCGGCGCTGGTGGTCAGGGTGGCAACAAGGAGCAGAACGGCTCCACTGGCGGGGTTACCCGTCGCCGTGCAATCTCTGGCGGCAAGGCCGAATTGAATGCTCCGGCTGGTGCTGGTGCAACTCAGTACGGTTCCGGTACCGATCCTATGAGCACTGGTCGCAGTCCTGGTGATTTCACCTTCGCTGGAAAGCTTTACAACGGCGGCATCGGTGGTACCGGTGGCCGTCCTGGTGCGAATGGTGGATCGCCTGGTGCCGGTGGTGGTGGTGGCTACGGCGGTATCTACACAGTGGCTTACGCTGGTGGCGACGGTGGCCGTGGTGCTGGCTGGGCTACAGCAAGGCAGAGCTAATGTGGTTTGATCATCCACCGCTGGAAACGCTGGCGAAAGCACCGACAACGGGGTGGTTTTCGCAGCCGACCGATCCGGTCACGCCTCCACCCGAGACCGGCTGGTGGGAGATATTTCACGCCGTTGCAACAGGATTGGGTATCGGTTCTGGTGACGCTACTGCACTCGCCAAGCTGATCGCTCAATCAACCGGGTCGGGGTCTGGTATCGGTGCAACCTCGATCCTGTTGACGGCCTTCGCAATTGCAAATGGCAGTGGCGCTGCCCTTGCAACGACGATTTCAAAACTGATTGCGGAGGGATTCGGAGCCGGTGCAGGTACGGCAGGCATCATCGGTCGTCAGGCCGCAGTGGGTGCCGAAAGCTCTGGTGTTGGGCCAGGATCGGCGGCATTCCTAGCGAATCTACTTGCAATTACAGAAGGAAGCGGTGTAGGTCCCGGCTCTCTTGTCATTCCTGCGCAGACTCCGGTTACTTATCAGCAGACGGTACCTGGGACTTTCACTATCGATTTGCCGTGGTGGGCAATGATCCCCGGCGTGCTGATTGATTACGCTCTACTCTCTGGTGGTCGTGGCGGTCGTGGTGGTGCTTTCATTGCCGGTGGTGGTGGTGGTGCCGGAGAATGGGCCACTGGAACTTTGACTTACGGGAATCAGATTCCAAACGGAACCACTCAATTGCAGCTTTACATCGCTCCGCAGTCTCCCGGTTCTGCTGGAAACATCAACCCACAGAATCCGAATCCTGAACCGGGACCGACGATTTTACGCTTGACCAATGGGACAGCACTTGCGACGGCTCCTGCTGACAATGACGAATCCGGCTCTCAGAATGGCGCTTCTCGATCTTCGGTGACCTACAATGGTGTGACTTACCCCGGTGGTAACGGTGGTACAGGCAACGGTGGTAGTGCAACTGGAAACGGTGCCGGTGGTGCTGGTGGTAACGGATCGTTCTTCGGTACAGGTAGTCGTGGTGGCAACGGCTCTCCCGGTAGAGGCAACTTGGTAATCAGACAACCGTAGGAAAACGAACTAGGAAACGAGAGAAAAGTGCCTGCATCTGACGCCTTCAAAATTGAACAGGCTCGGCAAGCTGGACTCCAAGGTGCCCTTGTCGCTTTGCATTCCAGCGCCGTCAACCCCGCTTTACCCAACACCAACGAGGTTGCCGGTTCTGGCTACGGACGACTGACGACGGTCTGGGGAACTCCGGTCATCGGCTCTGGCGGGGATGCTGGCAAGGCCGTAATGACCGGCAGCACAATCCGTTTCACGGTTCCCGCAGGGCAGACCGCTTCGCATTATTCGGTGCGAAAGAGCGACGGAACATTCCTATGGGCCGACGCGTTGGATTCGTCGCTGACGGTCAATTCCGGTTCGGCACAAGTCGATGTGACACCGCGCTACAAATACACCCACGCTTAGTTTGATCCGCTAGACTAGGCTGAAACCGGACGGAGGTTCTTGTGTCCAGACGTGGTGACGCAGTTTGGCTCCCTGACATTCTCAGGAGTGCAGGGCTGCCCGTACAGGTGGCCGAGGGTGCCAACAACAGGGGTCATGGCGACATGGCCGACGTGTGGGGCGTTGTTGATCACCACACCGGCAGCGACAACGCTTCGTGGCAGTCGATTGCCTATCATCCCAGTCTCGGTCTTGCATCCCAGTTGCACCTGTCCTTTTCAGGACTGTTCACGGTCTGTGGGGTTGGCATTGCGTGGCACGCCGGAAATGGATCATGGCCGGGTCTGGGCACGAACAATGCCAACCCCCGCACAATCGGAATCGAAGCGGCCAACGACGGCGGTGGAACACCGGGCCGACCGCATCGCGCCGATTGGCCTGCGGTTCAATACGATCACTACGTTGAAGGCAACGCGGCGATCCTCAAGTTCTTGAACGAACCGGTCACGCATTCCATCGGCCACAAGGAATGGGCTGGTGCCGCACAGGGCAAATGGGACCCAGGCGGTATCGACATGAATCTGTTCCGAAAGGACATCGAATCCGCAATGCGCGGTGCGGTGCCCATTCTGAACGCGATTGACGAGCACGCGAAAGTTGCTGCGTGGCTTGGCAAGCGGTTGCATCCTGGCGAGAAGCCCACGGCTGACGGCAAGGGTCGCTTCGCTCAGTTCGAACGCGGCTACATCTACTGGTCGGCTGAGACCGGAGCGTTCGCGATCCCGTCTCATTTGATGGAGACCTACGCTGAACTCGGTTGGGAAGCAGGCGCTTTGGGCTATCCCATCGCACCACACGCAGTCATTCCCGACGCTGGCGACGTGCAGGCATTCCAACGAGGCGTGCTCTACCGCAAGTACGGGCAGCCCGGTCACTTCATCACCGGAGCAATCGGTAACCGTTTCCGGTTGAATGGCTGGGAAGCCGGTTGGCTCGGTTGGCCGACCACGAACGAAACGAAGCAAGGCGGCATGCTCTGGCAGGGATTCGAGCACGGTCGCATTGCTTTCTCCGCTGACGGCACAGTTGTTTTGAACGAACGGAACGAATTCGTATGACCGCCCCTCTGGAAGTTGTTGCCAATCAGGTCTCGGAAGGCTGGCATCCTGCGCGCGAAGTCGGGGACATCGATCCTCTGATTTCGGACGCGAAGCTGTACCTCAAGCGGTTCAGCTACGGTCAAGCTGAGGGTCTGGGAACGGTTGACACCGACGACACCTACACTGAGGGATTCGGTCGTGCGCTGGTGAAATTCAAAGAGGCCACGAAGATTCTCGTTGAACTCGGACGCGTGGCCGGTCCTGCAACCGACACCGACACTGAATTCGACTGGGCCACGAAGAAACAGATGCAACTTCTGTCGGATCAGTCTCCGACGCCGACAACCCCGCCAGGGAGCAAGTTGCCTCCGCTCTACATCACCGTCGAAGGCCACGAATCCGACATGTGGATCGGGCCAGCGGTGGAGGTCGGAAAGCGTTTGGAGAAGGAAGGTTTGGTTCAGCTACAGCCAACCTTCTACAACAACAAGGGAATTCCGTTCAAATCGGATACCGGTGTGGCTGAAATCTGCCGGTTCTTCCTCGACCCGGTGAAGATGCCCGAAGGCCGCAAGTTCTTCCTGTCGGGATTCTCCGAGGGCGATATTGTGGTGTCGCGCTTCCTACTTCGCCACGTCCTCAACCCCAAGGGTCAGTTCCATCACCGGCTCAAGGATTGGATCGGCTGCCTGGAATACGGCGCACCGTACCGACCTCTGGACTACATGGGACCGGTGCTGCTGGTGTCTGATCCTCCCAAGCCGAACACGTCGGGAATCAGCCCCGAACGGCTTCCGATTCTCAACAACGTCGCGTACGTCTGCCGTACGAAGGACATCTACACCGAGAACGAAAACAACTCGGTCGGAAAGAAGAAGTCCGCGATCTACGAAGTGGTCGCGAATTCCAATCCGGCAGCGGTGTTCTGGGAGCTTTTGGCAGTCGGCATTCGTCCGACAACCGAAGTGCTTGCCATCGCCGCTGCAATCGGATCGGGGCTGCTGTTCGTTGCCAACATGGACCCGCACGGCGGCTACGTTTTAGAGCCTGGTCAGAATTGGGCCAGGGGTATGATCAAGGCTGCAATCGCAGCGTAAAGGAGCACGATCATGGCAAGTGAATTTGTAGACAAGGTTCAACAGGCTGGCAAGGCAGTGGCCGGTGGTGTCGCTGGCGCGTTGGTTTCGGTGCTGTTCACCAGTGTCACCGATCCCGACGCAGCGGTGAACCCCGATGGGCCGGGATCGGCTGCCGTGCAGCTTCCCAACACCCAGGCTGAGTGGGTCGCTTTCGCCACCGCCGTCATCGTCGGCTTCTTGCTGCCGTTCCTCAAGCGCAACTTCCCCAGCGTCTTGCAGGCGCGGACGCAGTTGGCCGAAGCGGAACGACGCGTGGCTGAGAACAAGCAAGTGCGCTGATGTCCAAGGAGACTCGGCTTGAACGGTGGCAGAGAACGGGTGCGCTTCAACTCGCAACCGCTGCCATCGTTTTTGCCACATGGGTCTACTTTCAAACTCAGTACACCGCAGCGGAGCGACCGGTGATTCTCAACGAGGTTCTGCTGATCGTATTGGGTTGGGTCGGTTTGAAATTCGCCATGAACAAGAGCGAAGACAAAGAGAAGAAGGAACCGGATACCGACTCGTCTTCCCCCGAGCCGGAGCCGGAGAGCAGAGGACGACATGCTAGGTAATCTGCTCGACTTCGATGCAAGCGATTTTCTCTCGCTTTTGGTTGGATTCTTTCTGGCTTTGTTCGGTGAACCAATCTGGTGCTTCGTAAGGAACAAGATGGACGGCAAACATCGCAAGGTCAAGATGCCCACGGCAAAGCAGATCATTTACGTTCTGATCCTTGCCGGTGTTCTGTGGAGTCTGTGGAGCACCAACCAGATTCAACACGAAATCACCAAGAACTCTCGACAGGCTTTGGTGACCTCAGAAGCCGTTTGCGAGGAACAGAAGCTTCGCGCGCTGGAAAACCAGGCGGGCCAGAAGCTTTTCTTTGAAGGCGTTTTCAACGTACCCGCTGACATCAAAACCTTGCCGCCCGAAGACCCACGAAAGGTCGCCTGGGGGCAGAATCTCGTCAACGAGTACCTGAACACTTTCAAGTACACCAACGACCGTCGCGCGCAACTCGCAGAGGAATTTCGTACGAATCCTCCAACAGAACCGCGCTGTGGAATCGCAGGGTGAAATGCGGTGCCGACATCCGCACTGCGGCAAGCCAATCAAACGGCTTGACAGTACGGACGGCCCAAGCGTGTGGGTGCATGTCGAGCCAGACAAGCCCCCGTACAAAGAGTGCGAAGGCTCTACGGTAGCCCAGCCTCCGAAAACAATCGGCGAATGGTGGGCCGAGTTAACCGGGCAAATCAAGGGAGACTGATATGGTTACCTACGTGAAATCGCACAAGATCGTAAGCCTACTCACAGCAGTTTTGCTGATTGCCGTTGGCTGCATGGCGGGCATGGTCATCCACGACGCACGCAGCGAGCCGGTGCAGTGGATCGTGTTCGGCGGCAACACCGACCCCGGCGACGGCCAAGGTGGTGGGCAGGCGAAAGATCAGCTTGTGGCAACCGGATGGGTTGCGCCTGAGAACGTATTCCAAGTGCAGTGGCGAGCCGATATTGGTTCTGGCACAACGCAAGCAACCGCTGACGCAATGCCTGCCGGTCACGACGCTTACAACCGGTTGTGTCAAAACGGTTGCATCATCGCAGGATTCAGCTTGGGAACGATGCCAGCGATTCAATTGCGCGCAGAGACCGGCCACCCACCCGACAACCTCTACATCTTCGGTGGACCCGAGCAGAGCACAGGACTTTGGCACCAGCAGTACCAGGACAACCCATTCGTTCAGCCATGGGTACAACACGTAGGCAAGCTTGACCCGAATCAGTTGCCCCCGGCTGGAACTCACGCCTGGTATCACTTACGCGATCCATACGCCAACGCAGCGCCACAGTGCAGCGGACCCGGCCTCTACGCCTTGACTTTGGCAGAACACCGCATCGTTTCGCGCGACGAGGCGAACCACGTGTGGACAGGACCCGATGGAGTCGTGAATCACGAAGCCGGGTACACCGGCCCGATTGGCTTGCCCGCCAGCGGTTCCGATCCATCGCAGCCCTGGGCGGGATGCTTGTTCAACGACTGGAAATCAACGCCCAACTCGCCGGGGGATGAGACCACCGAAGGTGAGTTGCCATTGGGCGGCAATGGCGGTCCTCTGCCGGTACCCCCTGGCGGGTTGCCCGAGCCTGCCATTCCCGGCGCTGGCGGGTAGGATTGAAAGCATGAGTAGGCCAGCCCAATCCACAGCCATGCAGGCTCCGATTCCAGAACGTGACGAGGAAGGGCGCGCGATCTATCTCGCGCTCTTGGAGCGTCAAAACATACTCCTTTCGCGTGAAAACCTGCGCTTAAGAGCGTGTTTGGAACGCGCAACTGGAACAAGCTGGGACTCAACGGATTTGGCAGACCCGACGCCGGAGCAATTGGACGAAATGGTTGCTCAAGATATGGCGAGAGGTCTGCGAATGAGCATCGAAGATGCAAGGGAACTCGTCAGCCAGAATAAAGCAATGGCGAATCCTACGCAGGTTGAAACGCACGAGGATCGCGCGTCCAGCCCTGATGTGTAGCCCCGGCTACCTCATGCGCGATGAACTGCGTTCATCCACCGAGAATGATTCTCTTGGCCGCGCATTATGCGCAGGGCTAGGGCTGCGCGTTAAAACCAACGTCGTTATGCGCGCGATAAACGGATCGCGTAATGCGCGCGATTATCTCCGCGCACACGTGCGGGTTTTTGTCGCGCATACACAGCCGCGATTCCCCGCATGCACACAGCCGCGATTCCCCGCGTCACACAGCCGCGATTCCCTGCGAGTGCGCGCAGTATTGTCGCGCACGTATGCATGCGATTCCCTGCGGCGTGTGCGCAGTTTTGTCGCGCCTGCGCGGATGCGATTCCACGCGCCACACAGGCGCGATTCCCTGCGCATGCAGGTCGCGATTCCACGCGCATGTGCGATGCGCGATTCCCTGCGCGCATGTGTCGCGCGATTCCCCGCGCGTAACGCGCGTACGTTGCTTCCAACAGTTGACCCAACAAAAAGCCTTACCGAAAGCCCAACCGTAAGCCCAACCGTAAGCCTTTCTGTTAGGGTCGCCTAACTCGATTTTCGACTGGCAAGCGCAAACCTCTGACCAGGCAATATAGGTTCTCGATGTAAGCCAGCAAACAAGATCAAACACCCATCTACCAGCAGGTTCTCCCAAAAAGAAGGGGAAACGGCCTCGAAAACCTCGGTGTGACCCAGATCACAAAAGAAATTTGTTGGCTGGTCAGAGGCATGATCGATCTTGATGCTGGGGGCGTTCTTAGGGTACCCTTCGTTGCTTTGCTGGCGAAAAAGACCAGGCTGGTGTCAGGTCGTCCCGCCGTGGGGCGACCGGGGCGGGCCGGGTGGCTCGCTCCACCGCCAGCCGAAAGGTGCATGTCATGTCCGAGTTCAAGATGCCCGCCGTTGGGACCGCCGAGTACGACGCGCTGATGACCCGTTGGGCCAGCAAGCCGGTCACGTTCGGCCAGTGCAACCGGCTCAAGTCGCTGTTCAAGCAGGTCGCAGACCAGGGCGGCTACGCGGGCAAGGTTCCCGCGAAGACCGCGAAGGCGTGGGACGTGCTCACGACACGCGACGAAGACCGGCGCTGGACGGAGCTTCGCTCCGACAAGCTCGCTGGCAAGATGACCATGAAAGACGCGCATGAACTGGGCGTCAAGCTCGAATCGCTGCTGACCAGCGACGATGCGCCCGTCACGGTCACGCAAACCAAGCCCGCGAAGAAGCCCGCGAAGGCCGCCGAAAAGCCCGCTGACCAGGCCGTTTCGGTCAAGTCGGGCGACGTGATCTTGCTCGACGGCGAAGCCGTGGTGATCTTCCGCTCCGGCAAGCGCATTTACGGCAAGCGGGCGTAAAACCGCAGGTCAGGACCCCCGGCAGCTTCGGTTGCCGGGGGTCTCGCCATTGCGCGTGTATGCCCGCACGCGCCTGCACACGTCACACGTCCATGCGTGTATATGTGCGTTCGGCCTCGCTGAATCATTAATTCAGCAGCGAGGCCCAACGCGCTTATATGGTGCATGCGATGAGCACACCCATAACTACACAGCGACCGTTGAACGCACGGATAACATGAGTGCGTGCAAAACGTGCATGCGATGAGCACACGTAAGCACACGCGCGACAGGTGGACGCCGCCCGAGTGGGGGATCATATGCGGTATACGGGCCGATTCAAAGGCATTTGAATCGGCGAAATAATGCGTGCGTAGAAACGCACGTGCCAGCGAACGGCTGCAAAGGGTTGACTTGTCCCCAATGCGATTTGTGGTGATAGCTGGATAAATGCACACATACATTAAGCGGGCGCGTTGTAAAGACAACGGGAATGTCATTCTGGATTGCCAGAGCATGCGAGTTCGATTCTCGCCGTCCAACGGAGCGTGAAATACACGCAAGTTAGGAAATGATGAGTGCAAGAAATTTCGAACGCATTGAAGACGCGACTGATTCGGAGGGATATATTCTCCCCGGTTATTCGCGGTGGGATTGCGAGAAGTGTGGCAACGAAGTCCGCAGGTATCGCGGCGAACGCGATGCAAGCTGCAACGAATGCGGCGCGCAATACAATGCCGGTGGGCAACGTCTGCGCGACGATTGGCGGGACAACCCGGCCTGGTCGGATGATTCGATCAGCGACATGGATGGTTACGAAATGGCCGCGCTTCGTCGTGACGCCGAGTTGGATGGGATGTACTGAGCATGAAAAGCACACCCATTCACACGAATCATGTTGGCGACTGCAAGGTCTCGACGGTTTTCATCGAACCGTGGCGTTATTACGAGACCGCGATACTGCGCAAGGGGCAGGCAGTCGAGGTCCGCGAGTCGGGCATAATCAGCGCGGATGACGCACTGATCGCACACGAAAAGGCCGTAGAATTGGCCGAAAAGGCACTCCGATACAGGGAGCGTTGATCATGGATAAATTGGAAGCCGCGCAAAGACTGATCAACGTGGTCTGCGGCGAACGCTGGGGCGATGGATCGCTGGTGATGAACGTCGGTGTGGGTTACGCCGAGCCGGGTTATCACGACGACGAAACCGTTTGGGTCCTGGGCAGTTGGTGGGTCCGTAAAAACGGAGAACTCGAAATCCACAGGCTCTCAGCAGCTTTGGAGCGCGTGGGCGTGGAGGTCGAGTGGCACGACGAGTGGGAGCAATGCTCGCACTGCCAGCGCATTTTCCGCGTGTCGGGCGATTCGTACATGTGGAAGCAGTTCGGGATGCTTCTGGACGACGGGGATTGGTTGTGCGGTGATTGCGCCATCGATCCCGAATTCATCGATGACGTGCTGGCACCGTTGATCAACAATCCACACAATCGCGTTGCATTCTGTGACGCAAGCGTGTTGGAAGCGCAAGGGTGGACGCGATACAACACCGAGAAGTACCAGAGCGGTTGGCATCCCGGCATGGACGCCGACCCCAGTATCGTGTTCGCGGAGATTCAGGAGCGCATGCCCGAGCATGATGTCCTGTTCTTCAAAGACGAAGCGTCCCAGTTCTATTCGGAATGGAGCGCATTCACGAAGCCCAAACCCGTTGAAGACGACGGGGATATGTACGTGGGATACGCGACAGGAGAGTACGGAGAATGAGCACACCCACGAAGACGATCCGCGTGTTGACTCGCGCGGATCGTTGCGACCGATGCAGTGCAGCGGCAACCGTTGCGCTGCAACTCAAGTCCGGCGAACTCATGTTCTGCGGGCACCACTACACGCAGCACCATCCGGTGCTGTTGACCAGCGGAGCAATCATCGTTGGTCAAGCCGGGGAGGAATCCTGATGGACCCCGACGCAACGCTCGCGGAACTGCGCGGCGCAATCGCAGAAGGCGACTTCGAAACGGCGGCAACGCATTTCGAGGCGCTAGACGCATGGCTGAGCCGTGGCGGGTTCGTCCCCCACGACTGGCAACACCGACAGTCTCCGGCCATGATCGTGGTCGAGGACAAAGAGCAAATCAGCGCGCTCACTGAGGCATTCGTGATGAGCGACATGCACAAGCTGCGCGTGTGGATTGACGGAGATCGCGTCAAGTTCAAGGTCAACGAGCACTCATGGTCACCACCCATGGGCCGGATACAGGAGCCGTACTAATGCACATCGATCTAGACTGCACGACAGTCTCAACGTCCGAGCGCACGATCAGCTTGGACATGATCGCGGACGAAATCGACCGGGCCGCAAACAATCTTTACAACTCAGTCACAACGTTCAAACGTCACCCGACGTACGACAGTCGGGCGAACCTGCTGGCACGTGCCAACGAGCTTTCCGGCATGTTTCACCTGGCGCTGAAACTCAACGGGTACAACGAATTCAGCGCGCAAACCCGCCAGAGAGTGCAGGCTGCACGTGAGGCAGTCGAATCGCTCTACAAAGCGAAGCCAATCACATAGCACGGAGGCCGTGTTGGGGAACTGGGTCAAACCAACACGGCGCGACGGGTATACAACAGGGATACCCGCACGGTTGATAGGAACCGGACAAATGAACGACAAGATTAAGACGCTTCGCCCTCGTTTCGTCGGCAAAAGCGAAGTGCGAGCGACCATTCAGCGCATCGGTAACACGCGCAAGATCAAGGTCACGGTGCTGACGTACTCGCCTCTGGGCGTCACGTTGGCAGCCGTCGAGAGGCGCGCGAAGGAACTCGCGACCGCCGAGGCAATCAAGCGCGGCGCTTCTAGCGCCGACTGCACCGTGCTCCACGGTGGAGAAATCCGGCACAACGCGACGGACTCGACCGGCAAGTCCAGGCCGATCCGCGTGCGTTCGCAGACGTTCTACTTCGCTGCGGTCGATTAGCCGGTGCCTGTCAGACGCCAGGTGTAGCGTCGGAGCCGATCAGGGGAACTAGGTCAAACCTGATCGGCGCGAGAATGCTCACGGAATTCAGAGCGTTCTTAAGTGGACTAGCCCAGTTGGATGCTAGGCTGGTTCGTGAGTCGGAAAGACCGGCTCACAATCGCAAGAGAAACGGATTCGAAATGACACAGGAAACCATTCCCTACCTGCACGGAAACTGCATGATCGGTGGCGTGATCGGTGGCGCGGTTCTGCTCAACAACGGGCTGAGCGCGTACACGGACGCCAACGGTGTGCTGGTGGTGACCGACAGCAAGGGACAGGTGCTCCCTCCGGCCATGCTGGACGCCAAGAAGCACGCGGAAATCGAAGCCGCGCGGGCCAAGCAGCCCGGTTGGCGACCGCCGTCGTGGTGGTTCGACGGTCGTCTGGAAGACCCCAAGCGCCCGTCGCACTACGCCGGGTACCTGCCCGTCTCGCTCGTCAAGGAGCGCCTGTTGAACTGGCAGGCTCTCGACGGCAACGTGAAGGTGTCCACGATGCTCGACGTGGTTGATCCCAACGGGGACGGCACCAGCTACATCAAGGTGCCCGTCGAATTCCCGGTGTCGATCTACAAGGGCGTCATCCGCGAGGACAAGCTGCGCGACCTGTACGAAAGCTGGTGGGCCACCGGCCAGGTCGATCAGGACGCGCTCAACGCGGTTGTGCTGGGTATGCACTCGGACGAGTACACGCAGCACCAGCTCGACCAGACGTTCATCACGGAGACCGCGAACATCATCGGCGCTGCCGGTGGCGAACTCGGAATCACCAGCGCGTTGGTCCTGCGCGGTGGTCGTGTCGCTTCCATGGAAATCTCGATTCCCGAGGAACTGCACGACGAGAAGACCGGGTTCGCGTTCCGACCGAATCTCGTTGTCAGCACGTCGTTCAACGGCACGCTGCCGACAAGCTGGACTCGCACCATCACGGCGACCGTCTGCGACAACACGTTGCAGTACGCGTTGTCACAGGCGGGCGAGACTGGCAAGTACAAGATTCGGCACACGAAGAACTCGCTGGTTCACATCCGCGATGCCGTGCAGGCGTTGGGTCTGATCCACCAGCAGGCCGACACGTTCACGGAGACCCTGCGCAGTTGGTCCGAGACCGAGGTCACCGAGAAGCATTTCCAGTCTTGGCTGGACGCAATGTATCCGGTGCCCGACGTCAAGACCGAGGTCATCCTGTCCGAGCAAGGCGAGAAGATCGGCGAGAAGGTCAAGACCAACTCGCAGTCGCTCGTCCTGAACAAGCGCGACCGTCTGATCCAGATGTGGGATTCGGACCCGCGCGTTGTCGGTCCCGAGGGCCAGTGGAAGAACTCGAAACTGGCTCTGGCGCAACTGGTCAACACGTTCCAGCACCATGAGCAGATGGTCAAGGGCGTGAAGGCGTTGGGCGGCAACAAGTTGCAGGCGCGTGTCGAGACGAACGCGTTCAAGGCGCTCAAGGCCGACCGCAACGGCGAGTCCGAATTCGCCAAGGCCGACCGGCTCGCCATGGAGAAGCTCGACCTGATCCTGGCGAACGACGAAGCCGCGCAGAAGGTGGCCGTGCCGGTGGGCGCTCCCACGACGAAGGCTCCGGCCAAGTCGCGCGCCAAGAAGGCCGCTGCCAGCAACTAATCGCACACTGAATGGGCGGGGATGCTTTCACAGGTCCCCGCCCATTCCCCTACCAATCCAAACTCAAACTCTCACAGAAAGATTCACAATCATGCGCAAATTCATCGCAGGTATCGCGATCATCGGGGCTGCCCTGGCGGGGTCAACGGCAGTCGCCAACGCGACACCAGCACAGGATGCGCAGTTCTTCGCGCTGCTCGAAAGCGAGGGACTGACGTACGTCAGCGCCGACGTGGCAATCGCACAGGCTCGCGCCATGTGCGCCGACATGGACTACTCCGGCTTGAATGCCGGTGAAATCGTCCAGGCCGCAATGCAACTGTGGGACATGGACTACGAGACCGCCGTGTCGCTCACAGCCATTTCCATCGTCGTCTACTGCCCCTGGAACGATCCGCGTACCACACAGGCGTAGAGAGCCGAAATGAACCGGTATCTCTACGTTTTCAACGTCCACGGTCGCAGCAACTTCCCGATTGACATGCTGCGCTATGACCGTGCGACACCACACAGCGAGCGCGATTCCAAACAGATTGTGCCCGCAACAGGCTGCCATTCCGGTGGAACCATCGCCGGATACGACATCGAATTGCAGTCGAATCGTGAACCGACCATAGGGCGTTGGCGCTCATTCGGTTGGGAAGTGACCGACGTGCAGAAAATTCGCCTGAATGAAACCGGACGGAGTGGTTGGTGAAAGCCTTCCTACACGTTGTATGGGCAGTTATCCGCGAGATTGAATGGGAATTTGAACCCATTCGAGTCACCATGAAAGGACCGCAGCACCATGGGACTGGGTATACCGAAGGACGCGCAGAAAGCAATCGATGCCGTCCCCGAAATCGTCAGTGAACTCAAGGCAGTTCGCAGGCTCTTAGAGCGCCTGTTGGACGAAGACGACACCACGCAGGCACCCGGTAAGGGACTCCGGTTGCGTCGTGTCGGTGAACCACACGCGGCGTTCGAACAGCCATGAGCAAGCGCAAGTGGCCGGTGGGGAGCTTTGTGCCGTGCTCCCCCCGGCACTTGCACTGCTCACCGGCACACGCAGAATTCGTGCGTAACTACAGGATTGAGCGTCACCGGCAGGAAGTCGAGCACGAACACATCCTGTCCAATCCGCAAGAGCGCGCCATTTGGCGTGAAAACGGAGGCGAAATCGTCACGTTCAAGTCGTGGCTGATTACACATAAAGGCTCCGGCATTCAACACCAGCGCGAAGTCTGGGAATCTGCACAACGCGCAGAGGCGTCGGCATTGGCGCTCAATGGCCGCGCGGAATGCATTGCGTCCGTGGACGACATGAATCAATGGCGCCAATGGGCCTGGGACACAATAGAACACGCGTCAGCATAGGTGTGCGGTATCCGCGCGCGCCCCTCCCTCTTTTTGATTGGGTGGGAGGACCCTACACGGACCACCAGACCCATCAGATCAGCGCGTGGCGGGCATGCATACGCGGAGGGCGGGAAATCCCAAGGGTGGGATTCCCCTTATTTCCCGGTGCGCAGCAAACATACGCGACCAGGCACAACGCGCTTGCACCCGGTAGACCCCTACGCTTGCACCCGGCACTATGTAATTACATCACAAGTGATTAGCTAACTAGTTTCGCTAGCGATTCCAAGCAAAATTGGCTGGAAATCCGAAATGATAATTTCGGATTCTAAACATAAGGTTTCTCTAAGGTCCGTTGATTGACGTACCCCGGTGTTAGGATCGTACGCGTGAGTGAAGTTATTAAGGTTGGACGAGTCCTCGCGAATCAGCCGCGTGCTGTACGAATTCGCGAGCCTGAAAATCAAGACTCTGCGCACAGTGCCGTCCACGGCGGTATCAATATCCTGACGAATTCCGCTTCGGATACCAGGAAAATCATGGCCGCTTGGTCTGAAATCGCAGAGGCTTTGGCCTCGAAAATCGAAGAAGTTTTGGACCGGGAGACCCCGCCAGCCGAGGACGCCCCTAATAAGAAGGAAAGCGACGACGGCCAGTGACCCGACGCATCGGCTTCGAACCTGTACCAGACTTCACCGACGCCGAGCTTGTCGAATTCCTAAAGAAAACCATCACGAATGACACCGATCATCTTCTGGAAATTCTGGAAGATTTGATTGGAACTGTCGAAGAAACAAAAGCGAATGGGCAAGCAGAGGAATTCGCTTATGCCAAGCTGATGAACTATCTGACGCAATTGCCGAAACCTGTTAGGATTCATTTGTGCGCTGCGGCGCTGTGGAAACTACACGGACAGGAGAACGCAGACCTTCGCGTCTTGCGCTACGAATAAGGAAGGCACCGGACAATGCCTCACAAATCGAACGACCTTCTCAACACTTGCCTGGCTCATGAGTGGAAGGCTCAGATAAAGCCAGAGAACTTGGGTGGAAATCCCGAGGAAATAATCTGGAATCTGTACGCATTGCGGAACAAAGAAACGCTTCACGTGGTATGGGTGGGCAACAGGATGCAGGGTGCCACCTACACCTACGGCGACCACTATTGCTTGAAGCTCAATTGGCGCAATCAGGTGCTCAAGCTCGTCACCGGCAGGCCCGATCCCCGCAAACTCAAGGACGACGACACCGACAAGCTCATGGCCGACAGGTACGTGCCGTGGGACGCCGATACACCCGACGAGAAAATCCTTGCGGCTGTGATCGGATGCAAAATCAGTTGGGTTCGCAGCATAGATCGTGAGATTTGTGACGCAACCATTCCGGCAGATCGCACTCACAAGCATTTGCGCATCATCGAAAGCCCTCCGAATTCAGGCCGAAAGGTTTTGGAATGGGCCGACCCCTTTGGTTTTCATGCGGTCAGGCTCGATTCAATCATCGAAGTGAGTTAGGCTAGAACAATGGCAGCACCGACATGGGCCGACAACACCACACAGGATCGGCTCGAAAAGATTGCAGAAGAAAAGGGCTGGAAAGTTCTCACCAGCACCAGCACCCAAACCGTATTGAAGCGGTGGCCGGGAACGCTGACGGTGAATTTCGAGACCCGAGAGCAGAACGGACAGATTCGCACTGTCGTCCATTCTCTTTCCCTCGAAATTCCACACGATTCCTTCAACAAGTTCGACCATGCCGTCGAACTGCTCGACCTTTTGGGGAACCACAAGTGACACCCAAGCAAACTGCGGAGAAAATGTACCGCGATTGGCGTGCGCTCTACAAGAAGACGCCCGCTCTGGTGGATCAATTCAAGGCGTGGGGTCCACCCGAGCCTCTGGACGCAGAGTTGAAAGAGCATCTGTACGACTCTTTCTTGGGCATTGCCCTCAAGCATCCGCTGGTGTTCGGCATCCCGTACTTCGCCCAAGAGAATCCGCGCTACAACGCTTGCCTGAAATGGAAGCGGGAGTGCCTGGAAAAGTACATGTCTTCGCGTGACTTTTCACAGGTGATTCATGCGTTCGAACGTCCCTACCGCATCGACGCAATCGGCTACGTCATGGAGCACTGCGGAGACGTGACCGGAATCGAAATGTGGACGATGCTGCGCGTTGCGTGGACGGACAGCGAGAACATCTGGCAAAACGAGCAGCAATGGCGTGATTTGTTCGAAGAATGGTACGACGATTCGCGCGAGTTCTTCATGACCTCTGAGAGCGCCCAGGAGTGGGCAATGCTGCCCGACGACCAGCCGGTGCCCGTCTACCGTGGGTTCAGCGTGGACGGACGCGAACAGGGCATGTCGTGGACGACCGATAAGATACGGGCCAAGTGGTTCGCTCGCCGGTTCGCCAACGACGGCCACGGTCGCGGCGCAGCCCGGTTGGCGATTGGAACGGTCATGAAGTGCGATTGCATCGGATACGTCAACGAGCGCACCGAAAGCGAAGTCGTTGTGTTTCCAGAGAAAGTGGACATCGTTCGCATCGGAGAAGTGTAATGACCACTGCCACAAAGACATTGCGAATGCGGATGGGAAAGCACTCGCAAAAACCTCTGATCTGGGTGACTTTTCCCTACGATCCCGAGGTAACCGAAATGCTCAAAGACACGGTTCAGGGCATTCGGTGGGTCAAGAAAGACGGCATGTGGACGGCTCCGCTGGACATGGAAACCGCGCGTGACATCCGTGCCGTGTGCCGACACTTCAACGGCCAATTGAAGATTGAGCCGGAGCTAGGCGTTTGGGCTACGAAAGAACGCCAAAGGCTCGCGAATCTGTTGCGCCCTGACGACATCATGGGCGACCACGACAAGTTGCTTCCACTTGTGCAGCAACGGTATCCGCACATCTTCGCGGCCATGAAGGAACGGAAACCCTGGCAGATTCCAGGCGCAGCCTTCGTGGTCTCGCAGCGTGAAGTCGTGGTGGCCGATCAACCGGGGTTGGGCAAGACCCTACAGGTCATCGCCGCGCTGTTGGAATTGCAGGTCACCGGGGCGATCCTGGTGGTGGCTCCCAAGACAGCGGTCGAGGTCACGTGGCCGGATGAAATCGCACGGTGGATCGGGCCGAATGAGCACGTGTTCATCATCAACGCAGAGTGCAAGCCCGAGGAACGAGCGCACCGAGCAAGGGAAGCGAAAAAGCTTGCAGAACAAGGCGAAAGAGTCTGGGTTCTCACCGGCTCTAGCTACATCCGCATCAAGGCCGAGTTCGATGACTACGGCAACTACCTGCGGGATGAACGCAAGCAGAAGATCATTCGCGCAGTCGGCCACACGGTAGCCGACCTGTTTCGCATGCCGTATTCGGCTGTGATCGTAGACGAATCGCAGGAAGTTCTCGCGACCTCCACCGGCAACAAGAAGAAGTGGAGTGCGCAGAGAACCGGCATGGGTGCGCTCGACATCGTTCCTGGCGCACCGCGAATCGCTATCTCTGGCACGCCGTTTCGTGGCAAAACGGAGAACATGTGGGGAACGCTCAACTGGCTTGCCCCGAAGAAATACACGTCGTATTGGAAGTGGGTTCGCAGACACTATGGCGTGGTTGATAATTGGGACTCTGGCGAAGCGCACATGGAGAAAGGCGATTCGATCAAGGACGAGGCTCGATTCTTTCAGGAACTACGCCCAATTCTCATTCGACGTACGCACGCCGAGCTTCGCAGGCAAGGTTTCATAACCGGCGAAAAGCTTTACGGCGGTACGCCTCTGGACCCGAACGACCCGAAATCACCTGTGGCTGTGTGGCTTCCACTCACGCCCAAGCAACAAAAGCAGTACAAGCAGATTCAGGATGACGCGGTAATCACGCTCGAATCCCTGGCGGGTGAGCGAGACGAGGTTGTCGTCAACGGGTCGCTGGCCGAAATGGTGAGGCTCAAGCAGGTCGCCGGATCGTGCCTTGGGTTGGACGTGAAGCCCGATCTGCCGAGCAACAAAATCGACTGGGTAAAGAACTTCCTTACCGAGCGAATTTCAGCAGGAACGAAAACCGTTGTGGCAAGCCAGTTCACACAGTTCCTAGAGCTTTTGAGCAGAGAGTGCGACAAGGCCGGAATCCGGCACTACCTCTATACCGGCAAGGTCAAGGGCAGCGAGCGAGCACGGATCAAGCACGAATTTCAAGACGAATCCGGTGAAATGGTGATCCTTTTGAACACAAAATCGGGTGGCCTCTCGCTCACTTTGGACGCAGCCGACGATGTAGTGGTATGCGATCAGACGTGGATTCCCGACGATCAGGAACAGGTGGAGAACCGTGCCTATGGTCGAGAGCGCGACCACGACGTAAACATATGGAACCTTTGCTCTTTGGGAACCATCGATGAAGACATTGCGGTGCTAAACTCAGAAAGGCAGGGAGACATCTTCGCCGTTCTCGACAGCGCACGTGGCGTCTCCTACGTCAAGCAACTCGTTGCGATGACGCAAAACCGGGCAGAGGATGCAGCATGAAAGCGGTGAATCGCGGTGTGGCCCATACTCAAGCCAACCTCGTTGGGATTCCACACGGAAGGGACAGGCGCGATCCTCGTCTGCCTCCCCCGTCCAACGAGAGCGACGACTACACCATCGCGCTCCACGGCAGTGAAGGCAATAGCTTAACTCCGGTGAAATTAAGCAGATCGCAGCTTGAGACGATCTTGAAGCTGGAAGACCGGATCAACGCTGCCGCAAAGCTTTCCGGTTACTACCCGAAATTCGTTGTGTACCACGGTGGTTTGCGCAACGTCGGAACCAAAGAAGACCCGGTATGGGAACCGGCAGGACGACCAGTGAGGAATCAGCGCATATGAAAACGATCTACAAATACACCCTGAATCCAGGCGAAGCCAACAGGTTTCGCACCAAAAGGCTGCTGCAAGTCTGTCACGTTGCGCCTGTGATCGATGAGGAAGTTCGCCGCGAAATGGTTCAGCACGGACATCCCAGTCGCGAAGCCAACATTCGTGCCGAAAGGATTAACGTTTGGTGTCTGGTTGATCCCAGCGCAGAGCAGATCAGTGACTTCGTGATCTTCGGCACCGGCCATCCCATCGAAGGCGACATCGTTTTCTGCGGAACCGCCGTCATGGCAAGCGGTTTGGTCTGGCATCTGTTCGTGCCCGACAAGGACTTTTACGTGGGGTCCCGATGAGTCAGTGGCCGATCTACGTCTGGCTTGGCGGGTTGACCGCACAGTCCATTGCTGTTGAATGGCGGAACTGGCGTACTTTTCGGCCTGCTCGCGCTCTGATAACCGCTGAGACCGAGCGGAAAGTCGCCCACACCAAAGCATTCGAAAAACTCACCGATCCTGACCAGATTCTTGAGGAATTCGAGGCCAGTGGGGAGCGAAACGCAAAGCAAATAGAGGCGATTCAGGCAGGACGAACCACCGAGCCACGCGAAGGCGCTGGGCCGCACGCCATCATCCATCGACCTCGCAAGATGCGACCAGTTACCCCACGTCGTTGGAACCCGCCAGCGGACTACTCAGACCGCGTGAGGGACATGACAGAGCGGCGCAACCGGGGAGAGGGCTACCCCGATGCTTGAGCGCGCCGAAATCACCGACATAACAGTACGTCCCGTTGCTCCGAAGCCGGACAAAGGGGTTGAAAAAGCAGACGAAACTTTCTGCGATTTCGTCAGGGATGGTCGGGCCGAAAACAGTTGCATCCTGGTTCACCGGAGGCGCATGGCCCAATGGTGCGACGGTTGCATCAATTTCGCCAAAGAAAAAGTCATCCAGAAGTACCAGCGGAAGCAATGACGTGGTAACGTAGTCATTGCAAAACACCGGACACATCGTCCGAATCACCAACCGACACAAGAAAGATCGAATCATGACTGTCACGGACGAATCAGTAGCAGTGGAACCGGAGACCGAAGCCGTCGCGACCGACGTGGACAACGGCAACGATTCCGGCGAACCGGACAAGGACAACCGCGACCGCGATTTCACGAAGTACCGCAAGCTCCACGAAGACCTCGCGAACTACGTCAACGCGCACAGCGGACTCGACCCGGTGACCCCGAATCAGGTCAAGGCGATCCTGTACCTGCGTCCCGACTTCAACAACACGCCGGAGCAGAAGGCCGAGCGGGACGCCCGCAAGGCGCGCAAGGCGGCTGAGGAAGCCGAGTACGCCGGTCTCACCGACGAGCAGAAGAAGGCCAAGAAGGCCGCGAAGCGTGCCGCCGAGCAGGCTCAGCGGATGGCCGCGCGTGCCGCCGAGGCTCAGGCCGAGGCCGAACGTCTGCTCGCTCAGTCGCAGGGCACCGAGGACATCGCCGCACAGGTGGAGTCGGCGCAGGCCGACGCCAGCGAACCGGAGCCGGAGCGGCGTCCCCGCATCAGCAAGCGCCGGTAAGCTCCCCGCGCGGGTGAAGGGGTACCGGTGCGGAATGTCTGCCACAACATTTCGCACCGGTACTTCCGAAAATCGTTGGGTAGTTTCTCCCCGAATCCGTTTCTCCCCAACGATTCTCAGAAGTAACACCCCGGAAGATAGCGACACCGATTCGAAAGGAAATCGCGTGGGAATGCAAGACCACTACCAACAGTGGGAAGACAAACAGCGGGCAATGGGCAGGCCGTATCAGCAGCCAATCGTCCCGATCCCCGAGTTCTACTGCAAGCCGGAGGATTCCAATGGCGACGACTGAAACGCTTCTGATCACCGTTGCCTGTGACATCCCCGGTTGCGGCAACACCATCGCGTGCGGGAATTCGTTCACGTACGCAGAGGAAAATGGGTGGCATCTGACTGTGCCCATTGACGATTCGCACAAGGACTTGTGTCCTTCGTGCTACGGCGACCTCAAGGCGTTCGTTGAAGGCAACGACGACGACGAGTCCGACATCATGGACTTGAAAGAGGTTCTGGCCGGAGAGCAGCCGCGACCGGAGGACGCCGCGAATGACTGATCTCATCCCCCTTCCTTTGCTTCGGAATTCGGAGCGAAAGGACTTCAAAACCTGTCAGGCCAAGTGGAATTGGGCCTGGAACTTCGGCCTCAAGCTCAAGATTCCCACGCAAAGTGCCGCGTGGTTTGGTACCGGCTGGCATCTGGTGTGGGCCGAATACTACACGCCCCCACCGGGTAAGGACGGTTTCACGCGATCCGAGAAGGACCCGCACGAAACCTGGGCCGAATACTGCAAGGGTGAATACGCTTCGATTTCAAGCGGACCCTACTGGGATGAAGTAGCCGAGAAGGAGTGGCACGACGCAGAAACGTTGGGCCACATCATGATCGACAACTACCTAGAGGAATACGGAAACCCTGCCGATCCTCACTGGGAAGTGCTGATGCCCGAGCAGCGTTTCCGCGCCAGAATTCCGTTGAACGCCCGCCAGCAGGCGATGCCCCTTTCGAGGCGAATTGCATTGGGATTGGACGGGAAACACTTCATCACCGACCTACGCGGCACGTTCGACATGCCGGTGCGCGATCACAGCTTCGACCCTCCCCGCGTCGTGGTGGTGGATCACAAGACCACCAACAAGAAAGAGAACGTCCGGTGGCTCACCAAGGACGACCAGAGCGGAACCTACATCACCATCGGCACTCAGTTCCTCCGGCGCAACGGGTTGATTCTGCCCTCTGAATCAGTCTGGGGAGCCATCTGGAGTTACGCCCGAAAAGGTAAGAAGCCCGACGACGAAATTCTGGACAGTCAGGGTCGGAAACGAAACAAACCTGAGAAGAAACACTACGCAGAACAGTTGGACGGCATGACGATTGCCGGTGCCTTCTACTCTGCGGAGACGCTGATGGGCATGCCCATCACGTCCAAGGTCGAGTCCAAGATGACCTTGGAAAAACTCGCTCAGATCGCAGGAGTCCGTGTGTTGGGCGAGGTTTCAAAGCAACAGCCTTCCCCACTGTTCTGGCGCGAACCGGTGGAACGCGGACGCAACAACCGCATGCGACAGTTGGAGCGCATCGCTGACGACGCAGAGCAAATGGCTGCGATTCGCAACGAGCTTGCACCGGTCACGAAAAACCCCGGCGAGCACTGCAACTGGTGCCAGTTCTCGGACCTGTGCGATCTGGACGAAAACGGCGATGAGACAGACGAATACATCAAAGCCGTGTATGACGTGGTTGATCCTTACGCGGATCACCGTGAAGGCGCACGGAATTCGAAAGAAACCGTGCAGGCAAAGAAAGCGACTGGTGTGCAATGAGTTGGGTCCTGTTCTTCCAGCTTCTCGTCCTGATCGGATGGACCGGCTTCTGGCTGAGTTTCGTTGCCCAACAGGGTCGTCGGCATATCGTGGTGAACAACCGTGAAAACTAAGGCGAAACTGGCTGAGGCCAAACGAAAGAGACCTCACCTTGGCGAACCCAAGGTGACTGTCACCCCGAACCCGAAAAAGGTTCTGTGGTGTCCGTTCTGCGACTGGCGACACAGCGACAGCTTCACCGGCAGACGCAGGCTTGGGAACCACTGTGCGGACGCGCATTACGACGAAGTTGCGTTCGACCAGGGAGAGGAACCACCCGACCTTGAGTGACCTCAACGCGTTCAAAAATCACATCCGATCCAAGATGAAAAGGAAACGAATCATGGTGCAATCACCACCGAACGAGCTGAAAATCGTTGCGATCACGGAGTTCACGCGTTCGTACAAGAACGACGAGTGGTACTGGACAACCAAGTCTCCCAACGGCGATGTCGTCGGTGACGGCTCCGAGGGATACAAGGAGCTTCGGAAAGCCCTGGCGGGCTTCGACGCTCAGCAGGGCGGTTTGTCGGCGTCCTACAGTAAGCTTGTGAAGGTGAGCGACAGGGAGTACCACATTCGCAAGTACGCCTTGGGTGCCCCCGATCCGTTCGACCCGACGAATCCGCTCGCAACTGTCAGCACCGGCTGGCAGCCACCGGAAGCGCAGACGGCTACCGCAGAGTAGTCCGACTGCAAACGCACAGAAAGTAGTTACGAATGCCAGTTCCAACTACCAAAAAGGTCAAGGACAACGTAAAGCATTGGAACTTCCTGCTTTACGCTGATTCCGGCGCAGGGAAAACCGTCTACGCTCTGAAAAAGGGCGGCAAGCGAATCCTCGTCATGGCGATGGGTGCCGAGGACGACGGTCTCATGAGCGCGGCTCGACTGGGTACCGAAGCGGACCAGATCGAAACGAACGAGTGGGAAGACGTGATGAAGGCGAACAACGACCTGTGGTCGCCGGAGGGGTTGGAGTGGTTGCAGGACAACTACGACATCCTCGTCATCGATTCCCTGACAGAAATGGATTCGATGATCATGCGCTACATCCTGCGTATGACACGCGAGCAGAAGTTGTCCAAGGACACCGATCCCGACCAACCCTGGATCGATGACTACGGCAAGCGAAACATCATCTTGGAGAAGTTCGTTCGCTCCATGAACGACCTCCCGATCAACGTCTTCTACACGGCGCTGCCGCGTATCGCGGAGGACCCCGACAAGAAGGAATTCGTTGTGCCTGCGATTGGTGGCAACAAGCCCACCGATTTCCGGTTCGCAATGAAGATCGTTTCGCTGATGACCTCCTACGGTTACATGCGCGTGGAGGAAGTCACCGAACCGGCACCGACCGAGGACGATCCCGAGCGCAAGCGCAAGGTCAAGCAGCGCGTGATCTACTGGGAGGACACGTCTTTCAGTAAGGGCAAGGATCGCACGGTCTCGCTCACGCCGAAGACGGTCAACTTCAACATTCAGAAGATGGCACTGTGCATCGAAGGCCGAATCGACAGGGATGGCAAGCCGAAGCAGGCAGAACGCCGACCCGCTGTGAAAGCCGTTGCACCGCCGAAGAAAGCCGCGCCGCAGGCTAGTCCAGCCCCGGCAAAAGCGGTAGAGTCGAAGTCGGAGCCACAACCGGCTCCGAAGCCGGAACCGAAACCGGCTGAAAACGCACCGGAAGGGGAAACCGACGACGCAGCAATCGATCTGGTGACCACAGAACCGTAACCACTACAAGAGTCGGCATAGCAACAACTCTGAAAACACACTGAAAAGGAACACCGAAATGCCGAAGTTCGATCTGGACATCAATGGCGTAGACGACGGAGTAGCCGAGGGCTACGAAGTGTGGAGCGGCCCGCTTCCCACTCCCGGCGTCTATGACGGCAAGCTCAAGGTCGCGCAGATTGTTGTGATCGATCCCGATGGGACGAAGCACAGCAAGAACGCTGGCAAGAACCGCGTGAAGATCGGCGTCGAACTCGCTGGAAACACAGGCGAAAAGGCGCAGTTCAACGGGTTCACTGCATGGGGCGGGGTCAACCTCGTTGACTCCGGCAAGCCCTTCATCAATCAGTGGCTTCTCGCCCTGACCGATGGCTCCGACGAGGAATTCCTCGCGATCAAGAAAGCCTTCTACGAGGGCGGCATTCGCGTGGACGAGAAGAAGGAGCACATCACGGCCATTGGCCGGTGGTCGGTCGAGTCGCCCAACGGCGAGTTGCCGATCAAGCTCTCGCTCAAGCATCGCCAGTTCACCAAGACGCTGGACGACGGCACGAAATCCACACGGACTCAGGTGGATATTGCCGCGTTCCTGCGTCGGGACGGCGGTAGCTCCGCTGGCGGGGCTGTGAGTGAGGACGAACCGGCAGCCGAGCCGACCGACGACGAGGACTACGGCGACGACGGCACCTACGAGGACGCCGACGTGGACATGTCCGACGCGGGCGAATTCGATGAATCGGTGCTCGACGCCGAAGACGAGCCGGTGCAAACCGGCTAGAAACTCAGGAGCTACCTTCCTGGGATGGTGAACCGGGGGAGCGAGGGCAACAAAACCCGAACTCCCCCGGTTTCCAACAGAAATGCGGTGGAAATGTGTATAAATTCTGGCTCTGCACCTTCTGTGGAGCAAGCAATCACGCCTCAAGCGACCGCTGTTTCAAATGCCATGCACGACGACCATGACCGCTGCGAGTGCGGTTGCCCCCGAGTTTGGACAAAGCACGGATGGCTTTGTCTCCACTGCGATTTGAATAGGATTCCAGCATGAAGGTTGAAGGAACGCAGGACAGCAAGATCGTCGAATCGGTTTCAGCGGCAACTGATTCCAAGCTCGTTTTCAACGACGCCATCACCGCATGCACGCTCAGCGACGGTGCCATGTACCACATCAAGCCGGGAAGCTTTCACATCCACAAGGCGCGTGCTGGCAACAATCCGCAGAGCGGCCCTCCCTTCGTGCGCTTCATCGCGATCATGGAAGGCGCGTCAGGCCGACCCCATGAGACCATGGTCGAAACGTTCCTCACGTCGCTGGTGGCCGTGTTCTATCCGGTGCCCGAGGACAAGGCCGACGACGAGACTGACGAGAAGTCATGAGCCTCGAAAGCGTGCTGGAACGTATAGCGATTGCGTTGGAAAACCCACCGCAAATCGTCAACGTCTCGGAAGCGAACAAAGACGACGACGATCTGGACCCAACTTTCGCCGCGCTCGCCGGAGCCTGTTATTCCATGGCAGAGCAACTTGAAAAGGTGTTGGACGAACCGGATCAGTTTAAGAAAGCACAGGGTTTGCGGAACTTGGTTCGCCAAATCCGTTCCCTGGCTGACAAATACGCCGAACAGGCGCAAGCAGAAGACTACCGGCATGTCATGCAATCGCGGATTCGCAAGGTAGAATCGAACGATGAACCGGAACCGGAAACACCGGTAGTCGAGCCTGATCCGAGGTACAAACCCAAGGGTCAGTGGAAGGGTCCGCAAGGCGGTGAATAGATGTGAAGATCGAAAGCATCAGTAGCTACGGAATAGCGGCTGGAATCGTAGTCGCTTGCGCTGCAACAGTTCTGTGGTGGACTCCGGCGAGTACCAACGTGGAGACCCCCGACTTCGAACAGTCGAACAACTTCTTTCCCGATGCACCGGCCAACGTCGTCATCCCTCCGCGCAACTTGCCGCAGACGCCGTTGCAGCCGTCCCCTGCGCCTCCTGGTGGATCACCGATCCCCAGCGCCGAAGGCAACATGCCTCCGCGTCAACAGCCGAACACGCGGCCTCCTGGGCAGCTACCGGGGTTGAATTCGCCTCCCTCGCCGCTGCCGGTGCCGTCTGGACCGCCGATCACGCCTCCCCCACCACCGTTGCCGGAGCCAGATCGCAACCCCTGCCCAATCGGGTTGCGGCTTGATCCGCTGCTGGGTATCTGCATCAAGCTATGAGCGTCGAACAGGATACGAAACGGATGAAATTCGTTTCGTTTCATACGCACAACACCTACTCGTATGCAGACGCTCTGTGCATGCCGAGTATTCATGCCCAACGCGCTGCCGACCTTGGCATGTGGGCGCTGGGAACGTCCAACCACGGCAACGTCAACGACCACGCATCGTTTGAGCGTGAGTGTATTGAGCGCGGAATCAAGCCGATCTTCGGTTGCGAAATCTACTTCGCCCCTGTCGATGAAGACAACAAGACGCGTCGTAAAACGCACCTGACCATCTTCGCGATGAACGAGCAGGGCTACCGGAATCTGAATCGCATTGTGACGCAAAGCTATGTGGATTCTTACCAGTTTCCCACCGTTTCCTGGGAAACCCTGACCAAGTACAACGAAGGACTCGCTGTGCTTTCGGGATGCGCCGACTCGCTGCTTTCCTGCACGATGTTGGGCGGCAAATACCTTGGGGAACAACGCAGTTACGTCACCGAAGACGACTTGAGCAACGCCCGCGTTCTGATCGAACGGTATGTGGATGTATTCGGAGACCGTTTTCACCTAGAAGTGCAACGCTTTCCGCACTACGACCGTACCCGCCAGTTGAACCCGGCACTGGCAGACCTGTCGGCGCGCACTGGTGTGCCGCTGATCGCCACAGCAGACGTTCACTACCCGTTCCCCGACCAGAACAAGCTGCAAGCCTTGTTGCACGCCGCACGCTGGAAAAGCACGCCAGAATTCGCCGCAGAAGCATCCTGGGAGCATGACGCAAAACTCACGTACCCGTTGGACGACAACGAAATTCATGACGATCTGGTGGAAACGGGCCTGGATTCGGCTGACGCGTGGCGGGCAATCCAACACACGTCGATACTCGCTGAGCGATGCACAGTCACACTGCCTAAAGCAAAGCCCCTACGGTTCAAATGCGAACCGGGATTGACTGCAAAGCAACAGCTTTCGCGTGAGATTGCACGCGGTTGGAAATACCGCGTTGCACAGCGGCCCGACATGGCTCGACGCAAGGCCGAGTACGTCAAGCGGTTGCAGTATGAGTACAAGATCATCACCGACAAGGACTTTGGAGACTACTTCCTGGTCATCAGCGACCTTGTACGGAGGGCCAAGGACCGATCAACAGACGTTGGGCCTGCACGTGGGTCGGCTGCCGCGTCGTTGATTTCGTACCTGCTGCGCATCACCGAGATTGACCCGCTTCACCCTCTGTTCGACAAGATGGTGTTCGAACGATTCATTGATCCCAACCGTTCGGATTACCCCGACATCGATCTGGATTTCGATGACGAAAAGCGTTGGGAGACAGAGAAAGATGCCCGAGACCTCTACGGACCAGAGAACGTGGCGAACGTGGCTAACCAAACCGGTTACCACGGCAAGAACACACTCAAAGATGTCGCTAGGGCTTATAAGCTTCCACTGGAAACCTTTAAGGCAATCGCCAAGCGAACGACCGTGCGCGTTGAAACGGACGATAAGCGCAACGATTCAATTTCAGATGTCCTCGAAAGCTATGCGACTCACCCTGAGATTGCAGGACTCATCGAAGCACATGCAGATAAGTTGGCGATGGCCGTCGCGCTCGAATCCGGTTGCGGTGACGGTAATCTTCACTCGTCATCAGTACACGCTTGCGGCTATGTAATCGCTTCCGATCCCATCCCCGATGTCTGTGCGATCTACCTCAAGGACAAGGGAACCGGTTCGAAAAAGACCAAGGTTCAGGTGATTCCGTACGACAAGCGGGACGCTGAGAGCTTGGGCATGCTCAAGGTGGACTTCCTGGGGTCCTCGACCATGGGCGCAATTGGCTTGATGCGCAAGTGGTCTCGCGTGGAATTGGAAGACCTTTACCTTTCAATCTACAAGGACTACGAGCACTGGATTCGTGTGCAGCGCCGGAAGAAAGCCAACCCCGACAAGAAAAACATGTTCACTGCCAACCGATTTGACAACATTTTGGCCCGTTTCCGTAAGGACGATGTTGTCGGAATCATGCAGTTCGAAGGCGGTACAACCCGCCAAGTGTGTCGAAACGTCCAGCCGGTCAACTTTGACGAGTTGGCAGCATGCACGGCGCTGAGCCGTCCCGGCCCGTACTACGGCGGTCAGTACACCGAGTACGTCGCAGTCAAGAACGGCGAAAAGGATTGGCTGCGAATCCATCCCGAAGGGTTTGATCGGCATGTGGCTTTCACTTTCGGCCAAATTGTTTATCAAGAGCAGATCATGTGGATACTGCGAGATTTGGCTGGATTCGAGAACGCGGAAGTGCTGCGCGTTCGCAAGATTATCGGGAAGAAGTTGGGGGAGTTTCAGTTTGAAGCAATCAAACAGCAGTTTGTCGATGGCTGCGCGGCCACGTGTGGCATCGATGCTGATACGGCCCTACGTGTATTCGGTGCGATCCGTACGGCTGCCGGTTACGCGTTCAATATCGCTCACGCTTACGCTTACGCGCTTATCGCGTACTGGCAAATGGGCTTCAAAATCGATTACACCACAGAGTTTTTCGCAGGTACCCTCTACAAAAACGGAGACGGAAAGAAAGAGATTCCGAGGCGTACTGCGGTACTTCAAGACGCAGAAGCACACCGTATCGGTATCGGTGGCTGGGACCTCAACCTCTCCGAAGCGAACTGGCGACCGCACTACTCAGTGAACATGCCAGCGCGCTACCGTGGAATGGTTCTGCCTGGGTTTCAACAGATTCCCGGCATAGCCGAGGCCACGGCCAAGGCGATCTTGGACTGGCGCTACAACCTGCCGTGGCAGGACATCCCCACAGCCGACGACTGGCACGTGCTGGGGCTGGACAACAAAAAGGGTGGCTGCCCTGGAATCGGCGTCGATACCGCTGAAAAGATAAAGGCTTTCGTCTCGAAACCAGATGCGTTGGGCGTCAACAGAACTGCCAACCAGCTTGGCGGGTTCCGCAAGCAGCTAGCCAACGGCGATTTCGACTCCACTGGCCTGCCGACAAGCGACTACGCGCTTTCCAACGCGCTGCCAGCGGTCGCGAGTACGGCCTTCGTCGGGTTGGTTGCCAACATCGTTTATCGCGACGAGATTGAAACCATTCGCTCACGAACTGGGCTGGCCGTCGATGTGATCAAGGGTCAACTGGAAGACCCTGAAATGACTAAGAAAGCAACGATTTTCGCTTACGATGAGTACGGCGAGATAGCTTTACGCATTTCAAGATGGCAGTACCCACGGCTAGCTAGTAAGCTTGAAGCTATACGCAACGACCACCACATCATCGTCGTGTGGGGACGGACGTACGAAGCTAACGCCAATTCCATTCAAGTAAAAGCCCTTTGGGTTTTGCAGCCAGACTAGGAGCATCGTGGGTAAGAAGAAGAAGGCCAAGAAGAAGCCTCAGCCGTCGTTGGGAGGCGGCGTGCTCAACGCTGCGTTCGCTCAACTGCGTGAGCGCATGGCCGACCCCGAAGTTCAGGCGCGCATGGCAGCCAGTTTCTCCAAGCTCCGGCCACAAGTCGAAGCGATCAAGGAAGAAATGGGCAAGAATCCCAAGCGAACTCGTTCCGAAAACGAGGACGGTGGGCCTGACATCCCAGTGCTGGAAGGCACATTGCTGCGACCGATGCACGAAGTCACTCGCGCACGCGTCATCAACTGGTATTGGACAACCGAGGACTACGCGGTGGTCGCGACGTTCGCTCTGGCCGACTCTGAGCGCACCACGGACGTGCTCAAGGGCATTCCCGGCGCACGAAAAGGCGACTACGCGGTCTCTGTGTTCGGTCGAAACGGTGGTTCTATCACGAATCTCACGCCAACTGTGGCGAAATCGCTTGGCGAAGCGTTGCTTTCGGCTCACGGCTGGGAGCACGTGTGGCCCAAGCACTACCAGGAACCGGACTTCACGACCGAAGGCGGGGAAATGGCCTACATTCCCCACGACGATCCCGGTCCAACCATCCCCGCATCGCATCTGCCTCCCATGGCAACTGGCGTTGATTACGTCAGCATGCAGCGTCAGCACGAAACGACTCGCGACGAGGGTCCTGCTATCGTGCCGCTGGCCGAGCAGATGCAACCAGACATCCCCACCGGAGAATCAGGGCAACCGGACTGCCTACGATTCCCCGGTGGGGGTCAAACAGAGGCCGAATTCCTTGGAAACACAGGGGGATTCGGCGATTCGGAAGCGCCTCCGGCTGCACCGGACGACGACGAGTGGGATTTGAGGAACCGCAATGGGGGCTAACGAGAAGCTGGCTGCTGCCACCCACGGCAAGCACACTTGTCACGCGCTGCGCTGTAACACCGAGGTACCGCCGAAGCTGCTGATGTGCGGCAAACACTGGCGAATGGTACCGAAACCTCTACAGGATCGGGTGTGGCATCACTACCGACCCGGCCAAGAGGTCACCAAAGACCCGTCGCACGAATACATTCGGGCGGCGATGGCAGCGGTCAACGCTGTCGCTGACAAGGAGGGAATTCCTCATGGAACAACCGTCTGAAACAGACCACGTGCCCAACGGTGCGTGCCTGCCCTGCCCGCATGTCCACTGCGATTACTGCGAGAACGTCATCCCCACGGTTCCGTGCCCGACCGAGGCGCTGACCGAAATGCTGATCCACCTTCGGGATTCGCACCGCGAACAGTGGCTCAGCCCCGAATGCGCCGAATACCGTGAATTCGCACCGATGTACGGGGTGGAATCGCTGTGAAAGACATCTACGTTGTGGTGCCGAAGGGCACCAAAATCCATGCTGCTGCCGACGACTTCGACCGAGCGTCCATGAGCATGGCCGGAGCGACCGAAGACCTGGAAGTGGTCAACGTCGATCTGCTGGAAGAAGGCGACTGATGCGCAAACTTTCACGCGCAGAGGAACTGCGCGACATTTCGGAGCAGAACACCGAGCGAAATCGCGCTGAACGCCAAGAGTCAAGGGACGCATACGATTCCATGAGCGAAATGGAACGCGCCTACTTCGATTCGGACATGCACTGATGGCTCTTGTTTCAGTGGTGGCGTTCGACCCCGGCGAGACAATCGGCTGGGCTGCCATGACAGTGGATTCGATCAACCTCACCGACGTGAACACTCGCGACCTCAACGACGCGATCCTGCACGTGGACGGCGCTGGCTGGCGCTGGGGACAGATCGATACGCGCCACCTGGGCAGCAACGCTGCCGGGGTGGGCGTCCACCGTGGACACAGCGCGTTGAATTTCGTGGGTGAGAACACCGCAGTCGATCAGATGATGAATCTCGTTCTGCACGACTACCCCGAATCAGCCGTGATCCTAGAGAAATTCGTGCTCGATCCCAAGGCAGCCAGCGGCAAGTTCGACTTGCTCTCGCCTGTGCGGGTAATCAGTGCGTTCTCCTACGGATTGCACGCAGATGCCATGAGCCGTGGGCCTTTTGACGACAACGGGGAAGACGTTTTCCTGCGCGACCCGTATAATCGGTTCTATCTAATCAACCGGGGTGACCCGAAACGCACATGCACCAATGAGCGTCTGACACGATGGGGGTTCGGTTCCGTTGTCTCCCACGCAACTCGCCATGCTGCTGACGCTACTCGGATTGCCTACTATTTCCTGCGCGATTGTCGTGGGCAGAGCATGGCTGCACGCGAAGCGCGTTGGCGTGCGTGGCCTCATATCTTCCGAGACCCGATGGCGGGATTGGCAGTACAGAGTAGCCGCAAAAGCCGACCGAAAGCGCGCCCAAAAGGAGAGAGAATCTGATGAGTGAAATCGATGACGCCTACGCGAAAATCCGTGCGTCGGAACAGTCTTCGTACTTCAACCTGACGGCCAATGACCAATCCGAATTGGGTCTGGCTCTCAAGGACGCGCTGTTTCCCGGTGGTGTGCGTAACCCCGACACCCCCAACCCCGAAATCACTCTCGAAATCGACGGGAAACGCTTCCGATTCCGTATGAACTCGGATTCGGAACTGCGCATGGACAGTTCCGTCATGCACTTCTCTCTGCTGTTCCAAGGCGGGATACCCGATGGCGCGCACTGACGCCGAAAAGGTCGCTGCCATACGAGAACTGCACTCGCCCGTACAGCCTCCCGAGGGGCATATCTGGATGGGCGCACGTCCCGACCACACTGACGACGTGCCGTGTGCTGGCTGTTCAACCGGCGACCCCTACATCGATCAACCCTGGCCGTGCGAAACGAGGAAAATCTGTGACGACGATGACTGATGAAATCCACCAGATCGCGTTGTTCATACATCGCGATCCCAAACACCCATCTGGCCGCAAAATCAAAATCAAAGCCGATGGAATTCCAGGCGCAATGTGGTGCTCTGAGGGTGAAGACTACGAGGATTTGGCAACCAAATGGATTGCCGCAGTCATGGGTTGGCCGGAGCACCTGATCTACGCCTATAACGTCAATGGTGCGTCGGGCTAGGCCAGTGCGGTAAGCTAGAACCATGGACGGCAAGCCCATCATCAAAGCCAACGAGCCTCGCGACGAACACAACAAGTTCTACTCGGAGGCGTCATTCAAGGCTGCCGTCAAAGAGTTTCAATTTCGTGAAGGGTTGCCCTCCTATTCGCAAGCCCTTTACACGCTCGTTCTGCTGGGGTTCCAATCCCCCGGTGGCTTCGGCGGTTACGAAATAAGGTAGGTGCGGTGGATGCTGGCACATGGATTGCGCTCGCGATGGTCGTCGCGGCATTCGGAATCTTCGGACTCGCAGAGGGTTTCGGCAAGTGGTGCGAGTGGCAGTCAAGACGGTTCGATTTCCTCAAGCGCAGAGCCTTCCGGCTTTATGTCGAAACTGGCACGGAAACTGAGGCATTTCATGCTCTTTCTCGTCGTGCTGTTCAGGCCGCTGAAAGACAGCGAGTGGCTGTCCTACGCGAAAGAAGCTGCCAAACACGGCACTTTCAGGCTGAATCTGCTTGCCCTTCCTGCACGCGCGTAGGGCTGCACTGGATCGAAAACACTTCCGACAGACACGTCATCCGGCAGTGCCGTAGCTGCCAACACACATGGAGAGAGGAAATATGACCGTCGATCTGGGACGCCGAAAGCTCCACGATCCACGCTCGCGCAACTTCGCCTACCCGGTAACGCGCAGTACGGTGGACATTGGTAGCCGGTCGATCACTCACCGCATGGACTCTGACCACCTGGACCAGTTCTATCTCGGTGCGTGCGTTGGCTTTTCCGGCGCGCAGCTTCTCAACTGCCGCATCGCGAAGAAATCGCGAATGGTAGCCAACACCAAGAGCAAACGCACCGCGTTCGACTACGGCTACATGAACAACGACGACGGGATCGAATTCTATTCGAACTCAACCCTTCTCGATCCGTTCGACTGGGTATACCCGCCAACGGACGAGGGCAGTAGCGCACTGGGTCTGATGAAGTCCTGGCAGGAGCTGGGCATCATCCGTTCGTATCGCTGGGCGTTCACGTTCGATCAATTCCTCTCGGCGCTGGGCAAGCAACCGGTGTTGGTCGGCACCAACTGGTATTCGGGCATGAGCGAACCAATCCGACGCAACGGACGCTGGCTGGCCGTACCAGGCGGCACCCCTCAAGGCGGGCACGAATACCTCGCCACCGGCATTCTCGGCCCGTCCAAGCTGATCCGCTGCGAACAGTCGTGGGGAGAAGGCTTCTACGCCAAGACGTTCTACATCACATTCGACAACATGCGCTGGCTTCTCGACCAAGGCGGCGACGTGGCAGTACCGGAGTTGATATGACGAATTTCATCACAGTCACAACCAAAGACGTTTCCCAATTCACCGGAAAGCCCAAGCTTTTCGCGATCAACGTGGATCGAATCGTGACCGTGGAACCGGCGCTTTTCGAAATCGCTCGCGGCATGGACGCGGTTGACACCGTGGAAGGGTGCTCAATCATCGTGTTCGCCAACGAGGCTCACGTTCTGGAAGTGGATTGCCGAGACCCGTTCGATCACGTCATGTTCCGCATCGGCAAGGCTGGCGGGATTGTCGATGTCACCGAGGTTGCCTCATGAACGTGCAACTGGGACCGATTGACGATCCCGATGTGCCGTGGCCTCCGGCGACCTCCGGTCAAGTGGTGACGCTGCCCGAGGAAGGTCTCAGTGCCGAGCAGATTCGTGCGTACTGCGTCGAGCAGGGTAGGCGCATCGCACGCGACCGGCAGGGACTTGACGTAGCCTACGAGACCTACAAAGACTCCGATCCGGCTAAGGCCCACGAATTCGAGCGCGTTGACTGGCTGCGTCAAGGTGAGCAGATCGCGCTACGAAATCTGTTGGAATACTTCGGACTCAACCACAAGTAGGAATCATGGCGAATACAGAACAGAAACCACAGAAGTACACCGTGACTGCCGAGGTCGAACTGTCCATCACGGCCACGTCGATCCCGGCTGCCTACAAGGAATTCACCAACTACATGGCGAAGATTTTCAACGACGCTTTCGCTCAGACCAACGAGCCGGTCATCGTCGCGTCTTCGTTCGAAGGGTTAGCAATCGCAAGGGATTTCGCCAATGAGCAGTGACTTCAAACCGTCAGGCAACGTCCACGGAGAAACCGATCACGTCCAATCAACAGACGTTCACCGGACTGTGGAGGCTCCGGTAGGCGTGTGGACCGACGTGCGCGCTGGACAGGTGACAGCGGAGGGAACCGTGACGCGTCCCGAGTGGCCGGGAATCCTGTTCGACGCCGACGATCCGACCAAGGTCATCGTCTGGCACCTGAAACCAGCCGTATTCGCCTGCGGACGGCGCAACATCAAGCCAGAGCAGGTCGTTTTCGAGGAAGGTTCCGGTGCGCCATGGTGCCCGACATGCCTGCACAAAAAGAAACAGATTCTTCGCAAATCCAAAGTGAAAGGCGGTCGAAAAAAGAAGCAACTTCTCGACCGACTGCACGCGCAAACGGAAGCCAAGCGGTTACCGATCAAAATGCCGCCGAAGAATGCCACGGACAAATCTACCGACTCTGAAATCGTTTGGCGTGAGAACGATGAAAGAACTGGAAGGTAAAGCACCGCAAACCTTCAAGCTCATTGGAGGTCCCTGCGGTGGTGAGACTTTCGAGGCCATAGAGCCGAAGACGATCATCAAGTGTCGCCAGCCGGGAAAAACACCACCGCGATACTGCGTGTATATGCGTAAGATGGATACAACCGAATACCACCACATCACCGGATGTTGCAACAAAGGAGCAATCTAATGCGAGCGCAAATCTTCACCGTTTTCAAGAAAACCACGGTCCAAGACCCGCAGTATGCGGCGCAACTGGGCCGCGATGTCGAGACCGAAGGCGCAGCCGTCGAGGTCTACCAGTTCATGTTCTCGACCATGGACGAGGAACACGCAAAGTTCGTGTGCCGCAACGAGGATGCGCGCTACGTGTTCACGTCACAACCGATCTGGTTCGGTGAACTCGCCTAAACGTTATCGCCGTATCCCAACTGAAATCAACGCGATTCAGTGGACCGGCGATAACCAATTCGACATCGAAGCCTTCGGCGCGAACGTCATCGTTGAAAACGGCTGTCTGACACTGTATGTCGCGGCCAACAACGCGTGGTTGCCGTTGGAACGCGGCGAGTGGATCGCCCAAGACGAGCACGGTTTCTATCCGATCAAAGACGACCAGGGGCGTCCTTTCAACTACCAAGAGGCGTAGGCCATGGGCGACAAAATCTTCATCCCGTTCACCGAGGATGGGTTTGAAAACGGAGGCCAAGCCTACGGAGAACGCACCTTGCGTTCTGGCCGAGACACTTTCAACGAACGTGGCGGGGCTACCGCTGCTTTCGTGTTGCAGTACACCAACCGCAACCCATGCCCACGGTGCGGTCGGCCACTGCTGCGAGGCCAGTACGGGCGCTTCCACCGCGACTACGGCGACGAGCTAGTCCACGACGGCTGTAGCGACTACGAGGCAGCCCATGAGCACCGTGACCGCAAGTATCGCGTCAGCGGCGCACGCAAGCCCAAGCTGTGCCCCGACTGCCACATGGAACACAACGGAGAGTGCCCCTGATGTACGCCTACTGCGTTCACTGCCCGATGAATTTCACTTCGGAATCCGTTGACGCCACCGAATCGTGGGCGTTCGACCACGAAATCATGGGTGGCCCAAAGCATGTCGTGAAAATCGAAGGATACGAGGACCAGGCGTCATGACGATCAAGGTGTGCATGGACTGCTTCAACAAGCGATTCCCACACAAAATGCCTTCGATTTACACCTGGGGTCGGCAGTGCGCCGACTGCAAGAAACCCTGTGCCAGTAGGGGATTGCTCATCAAGATCGACGTACGTCCGAATGCGGAGCCACCACAAGATGTAGGGGTCGTCGCTGTGGACATGCGGCACAAGTTGTGATACGCGCAGGTCAGATGACCTGCATGCTAGGCTGGCTGGTCTAGCCTACCGGACGGAGCTAGAGGTATGGACCCCGACGAAGTTTCGGCACGCGCCAAGTTCGAATTCGAAGCTCGCGCAGCGATGTTGACCGAAAACATGCAGACGGTTGTCAACTTCATGCAGCGCATCGTGGAAGAAATGCCTAAGAAACAGGCGCAGATGGAAAGGATGCAGCATGGTGACATCTTCGCTTTCGCCAACTGGCTCAAAGATTTTGAGCGTGAGTCGGTCCTTTTCGCTGAGCTTGCACAGGTAATCCGCAAGCATGAGCATGCCTGAGAAGAAACAACCTCGTTCACTTTCACCCTTCCGAGACAGTTGGAAGCTGTATCGGAAGGCGAATTGGTTTGGAACGCTGCCGCTTCCAGCGAAGAAGAAGAACCCGCCACCGACAGGCTTCACCGGTCACGCGGCACCTTGGCCGCAGAAGGCCGAGTTTGAACGTTGGCTCAACGGCGAGGACGCCGACAAATACCGTCGCGGCAACATCTGCCTACGGCTGGGCGGCGTTGATTCCGAGTATGAAGTCATCGGAATAGACGTAGACCATTACCTCAAGGGAGACAAGGAAAAACGTGGTGGAGAACAGCTACAAGCACTTGAGAATGCACATGGTCCGCTGCCTGATACGTGGATTAGTTCGGCGCGAACTGACGGCGTATCCGGCATTCGATATTACCGGGTCCCTAGAGGGCTGGCATTTCGAGGTCAGGTCGAAAAAGACATCGAATGCATCCAGAAGGGCCACAGATTCGCAGTCGTTTGGCCGTCGTTCAACCCCGACTCTCAGAGCGATTACTGGTGGTTTCCACCAGGAACGCCGCTCACAACGCAGGGCAGGCTAGCTTGGACGCCGGGGGAAATCCCTGACGCAAAACAACTTCCGCTACTGCCCGACCAATGGATCGACTTCCTGACGCGTGGCCGCATGGAAGCGGGCAAGGTCGAAATCGACATGGATTCGTCGGTTGACGACATCTATGCGTGGGCCGATGAGAAATTCGGTAAAGACGAAGACATGTGCTTTCGGATGAAAGAGAAGGCCGAGACTCATGTGAAAAAGATCGAAACCGAAGCCACATCGCATCCTCTGTTGATTGCTGCTCACCGCAACATCTTTCATTTGGCCTGTGAAGGGCACAAGGGGTGGGCATCTGCCGTCAACATGATTGAACAGGCGTTCGTGAAAGTTGTCACTGAGCGTGATAAACGATCTATCGATGAACTGCGTGGAGAAATTTTCCGCAGCAGAATCAACGGACTCCGCAAAGCCAAGGCAACCGTGGACGCCAAGATTGCTGCCGGTGCCGAGGGCGTACCGGCTCGCGATCTGGAATGTGGGTCCAACGACGACCAGGGCATACCGCTGTTGGGAGGGTCGGCATCCCCGCCAGGGTCGAACCTGTTCGACATTCCACGAAAACAAAGCAGTCCTGCGTCGGAATACAGACAAAACGACGATGGCAACGCGGATCACTTCATAGACATCTGGTCCGATGCAAACGTGGGACCGGCTGTGCGCTACGTCGAAGGCTATGGCTGGCTGATTTGGCACAACGGCGATCACGGTGAGCGTCAACCACACTGGGAAGTGGACCCCGAGGGTCAAGGCACCATGCGCCAGATGTTTCGATACGTGCGCGACAAGCAAGAAGACTACGCCGAGAACCTGCACGTTGATTACGTCAATGCAGCACGTGCGCTCGCGCAGCAGACACCAGGCGTGAGCGCACAGGATGTGCGTGACGCCAAGAGTGCATGGAGTGCGTGGAACAAGTTCGCGCAGTCGAGTGGAAACAATCGCAACGCAGACAACGCGATCAAAGCGATTCGTACGCACGCTGGCATCTGTGTGGACATCAATAAGTTGGATGCACGGCCTGAGTTGCTTGGTGTCGCCAACGGTGTGATTGAACTCAACCCCGATGGCGCGAAGCTGCGACCAGCAGAGCCAGAGGATTACATCACGCTTAACACTGGTGTACCTTGGCTTGACCCGAAAGAGATTCCAAACACAGGCCAGAAGCTCTGGAATGACTATCTTGACAAGTTTCTGCCGGATCAAGAGTACCGCAAGGTAGTACAGATGATCCTCGGTCACGCGTTGATCGGTGGAAACCCGCACAAGAAGCTGATCTTCTTCCACGGACCTACGAACACAGGCAAATCGGTTTTGGCATCGATGCTCAATGAAGTGTTGGGCGACTACGCGAAGATGGTCAACAAGACCATTTTCCAGAATCACAAGCTCAATCCGATTCTGGCAGAAGCTTTGTCGAAGCGTGTAGTCATTCTCAACGAGATTTCGGGAGACAATCGCAACGGCTTCGCACCCGATGTAATTAAGTCGCTTTCTGGTGGATCGGATACGGTACAGGCAGAACTCAAGGGCAAGAACGCCACAGTTGATAAAATCCCGATGTTTCTGTCTATCGTTGTAACCAACGTGGCTCCCAGCATCGAAGGGCTTGACAAGGCTCTTATTGAACGTATCCGCGTCATCAATTTCGATCACTCTGAAGAAAACCCTGACGACACAATCGCAGCACGAATGCGCAGAGAATCACCTGTGGCCGTGCTCAATTGGTTGATCGAAGGCTACAACCTGTACTGCAAGCAAGGCAGGCGCTTCCCAGAACACGAACGGATGCTGCAAGCGACCAAATCATTTACGTCATCCATGGACATGATTGCAGCGTTCATCGAAGACGAAGTTGAAACGCACACCCACATGGGACGCGTCAACGTGCGCTGGCAAGACAGTCCCGAATGGGTACTCACGCCAGCGCAGATGAATACGGCCTACGAACAGTGGTGCGAAACAAATAAGATTCCACACAAGGAACGCATTTCTCAGTACCGACTCACTTCACGCCTACAGGAATTGGGATTCATTTACCGACAGGCGCGAATTCAGAAGAAATCCAGCAAGTATTTCTTGGGCGTCAAACTCAAGCACAAACAATTCGGAACCAACGTCAAACCGGACGGCAGTCTGAATATCCCAGGAATCACAGGAGATTGAAATGCGAGCACACATCGTTGACGAAGACGCAGGCACACCGGCAGGCCGGTCCAACATCGTGATCGTGCTGCCCGATGGCCGCAGATGGGCGCGTGGGGACATGGACACGGCGCTCTACGAGGCGCGATGGGACGAGTACGACCGGTCGGGACGCTGGCTGCCGGAGCATGTGCTGACCGACGAGGAAGACCTGTGCCTGTTCGCCGAGTGGCTGTGGAAGCTCGGTCAAGCCTAGTTTTGTTTCAGATAAGTGAAACACTTAGGAAAAAGTGAAACACCTAAAACCGCAGGTCAAAGGCAGATTGTTTCAATGTTTCAATGTTTCAGATTTTTCATAATTCTTCTCTACACGAGAACTCAGTACCCCAGGTATCGCACATATGTTCACTCGCGTTTTCACTGTGAGAGCCGACTGTGCGCAAAATCTGAAACAGTGACACAGCACAGCCTGAAAAACGCCTCTGACCTGCGACGATGGGGTGTTTCAACCTCCGTGGCGGGGTCTGCAAAAGTGAAACAGCGGCTCCAAACTGAAACAGTTGGCTCGCGCCACCCTTCGTCAACCCGTCTCGCGCGTATAAGATGTAATCCAAGAAACTTTGGAGGTAAT